GTCGAGGACTGCAAGTCCTGACCGAGCACTGCAGACAGATCAAGCGCAGCCGCCTGCGCACGCTCGAATACAGGCCCAACAACATTTCCGAAAGTCAGAAGATTGTTGGTGACTTTCTTGAGGATTTCCTCGTCACCAGACGTCGTGGCCTCCTGGAGCGCGGAAGCCATCGCCTGCAGTTGCTTCGACGTAAAACCAGCCGTACTGCCTGTCGTTCGCAACGTGGCCTCGACGGCCTTGACGGCCTGCTCTTGCACACCGAACGCGCGCACGGCGTCTTGCGCAAAGGACTTGAGCTGCCCGACAGCAAACGCCGCGCCGATCGCGCCGCCGAGCGCCTTGGCCTTACTGGCAAGGTTGTCCATTGAGCGCCCGGCACGCTTCGTGTCCGAAGAAAACTGGCCGGCATTCATGCCCAGGACGACACGAAGCGCGCCGATGATTGCACTAGCCATCAGCGGTTACCTTTTGCGTTTACCATGTGCTTTCAGATCACGGAGGATTTCTGCGGCTTCGGTTTCGGTCATCTGATATTTGCGACCGTAAACCTTTTCGACTTTATTGGCTTCAAACACCCACCAGAATTCGTGGGGATGAAGTCGCCAGAACTGCGAAGGCGTTAAGCCCGCGCCGCCTTTTTCGCGCGGCCGGCAGCAGAACTTGAACGCCTCTTCGACCCATCCGGCGCGGCCGCTTGCGAGTTTCCCAAGTCGGTATCCTCTGATACAGCTTCATCTTCACTTCCGGACGCCAGAAGCTCTTGAACTTTGGCGCGCGCCGATGCCGGCAACATCATCTGCATGAGCATCATGACAGCCTGCATGACGGTGTCCTGAGCATCGCCGCCATTCAGCGCCTGCTCGTAAATGTCGTCATCAGAGACGCGAGCGCCGGCGTATCGAAGCGCATCACCGTAGGCCATACTCAGGCGAACAAGTGGGGCGGTTCCTCGCTGTGAATAATCCTGAAGCTCGGCAAGAGTGATGTGCTGCTCGATCCGCGCCAGCACACCCATGACCCGATGCGCCTTGATGGTCCAGACGCGCCCGCCCCACTCGAGTTCGATATCGGTAAAAACACCTGCCATTATGAACCTGCCGCGTACGTCACCACGCCATTGCTCTGAAATGTCGCCTCGAATGTGACTTCACCGTCGTGGCTACCGGTTTCAGAATAATCGGCAAGATAAAATGTGCCGGAAATCACGCCGCCATCGGGATATACGAAGGAAGCTGCCTGCATCCGGCGTCCCGTGGCGCTCGCGCCCGCAAACCAGTCGGCACGCAGTGAATCGTCAAGCAAGACGCCCGATACCGGGAAATTCACCATATTGGTCTGAGCCGCATCGAGAAGCTCGCGCCAGCCGCTCGAATCATCGTTCGTGGTGTCCACCGGATCACCATTGAGCTCAACGCCTTTTTCCCGAACGCCAGCAACAAGCGGTGACGGGCTCGCGTCCCCCCAATAGAGCTTGAGGGTTCTACCTACTACAGCAACCATTTGATTTTACTCCTAGTTCTCGAACCAAATTCTGAAGTCTAGCTGAGTGCGAAAGAGGTATTCGTCAGCATTGCCCCCGCCCTCGCGTAAATCCCGCTCGGCATCGAGCAGGATGTATTGAAACGTCGTGCCGCCAACGGTGCCGAAGAATGCCGACAGGGACACAATCACTGCGCGCGCTGGATTTTTCGCCGATGCGTAGGTCGTGCCCCAGCATTCCAATTCCAGCCGCGCCTCGGCCAAACCGCTTTCACCGTCATCGGTGTAGATCGGCGCGCCGGAAATCCGATTGATGATGATGTCGGGAAGCGCGCCGCCCTGCGGACGCGAGCCGCAGTAAACGCGCTGTGAGACAAGCGCCGTCACGCCGCTCGTCGCCAGCAGCCGCGTCCTGATCGCTTCTTCCATAAATTAACGTCCGGCCTTGGCTGCTATGCGCGCCGCTTTTCGCGCAAGCCGATCTGCGGCCTTTTTGATTTCCGTCCACAGATCTGTTCGAATACCCGGCAGTAGTCCCGCGCGCGTTGCATCCCATGCCGGACGCATGAACGGCTGCTTCGGGACATCACCCACCGACTTTCCGCTCTTGCGCTGCCGACGTTCGCCCGTTCCAAATTCCATCCAGTGCGCTTGCGGGTGCGTACCGGGCCCGACATACACTTCGACGTCGTCCTTGTGTGGCTTGCGATGCTTCGATTTCTGCCGACGCGACAGCCTGGTCGAAACCGCGATGGAATTTTTCAAACTGCCGAAGCCGACGGGAACGCCATCACGTGCGGCCTGCGCAATCGGTTCAGCCCGCTTTTGGAGAATACGGCGCATGATATTTTTCGCCGTGGACTTGGGAAGCTCACGCAGCGCTTTTTGAACTTCCTTCAATCCCTCGATTTTTACACGCTCGGCCAGCCGGATTTCTTTCTGTCACGATCCTCTGGCGGTGGGCCGGGATCAGAGAGCGCGGGGACATCCGGCGGATCACCGAAAACGACATTTCGACCATCAACCACCAGATCAATGGATACTCGCGCAACGTTATCGATATCGTGGATTATCGTTGCCGATGTCACGCACGGAAGCTTTTCGCCACGCTCATTATAGATCGCGAACGCCCGGCACCTTACGCCGTCCCCGGCAGGCTGGGAAATGTACAGCCTCATGCGCTTCGCAGTATCTTTATCAATAGTTGTCATGAGCTCACGGCCTGAACGTCCGGCTGAATCGCGGCGTCGACCTCAAGCCAGCGATTACGTTTTACCTCGCGCACGCCGGTGATGTTGTAGACGTCGCCGGCATAGAGCACGCGATCACGCGGATTGAGCGTCGCCACGTCTGAGCTGTAGCGAATGCGAAACCGGATCGACAGTTTGCCGCCAACCTCTTGCGCGCGATAGCTTTCACCGGCGCTGGCATCCCGGCGATGCACCCAGACTTGCGCGAGCGTATTCCACGTCTCGACCTCGCCACCGAAATCATCGAACGTTACCGTGGCGCGCTGCAGCGTCGCACGACGGTTCATATCGCCGGAGCCGGTCATTCAGGCAGCCCACGCCGCGAGTTCACGCCGATATTCATTGGCATACGGAGCATCTTCGTATCCCGGCATGCAGGGCGCGCCGTCCGTCCAATGCACAAGCGCTGGTTCGCCCTCGTCCTCATCGAGCTGCGTATGACCAACGAGAAAATTCCAACGGCGCGGCAGCGTGCCGATCTCGTCGTCCTCGAGCCAGCAGAAGCGATGCAGATCCCGACCCGGAAGCGTGTTGATCATGTCGACCGTGAGCCGCTTGTTCGCCGGATGATCGCAGTCGAACAGCATGACGCTCGACCAGTTCTTACGCGCGTATCGCGTCTGTGCCTGGCCATCCATCTTCACACCTTCAGGCGGATCGAACCTGTGCTTGACGCACCAGACCGCTTTCGATTTATCGCCCTGGACATACTCGAAAAGCCGCATGACGTTCTCGCGCGCCATGATATCGCAATCGCCAAACAGTGCGAGCCCGCTACCGGCGAGGTGAGGCGTCAAAAAGCGCGTGATCGCGAATTCGGTGCTCATGGGCGCGCCAGAAATCGTGTCCCAAAGCTGTTCGCCGCGCCGCTGCGTTTCGCGCACATACAGGCCTGCATCGCGCATCCGCGACATGATAATGCCGTTGACCGGGATTGGCGCGGCAAGGCGCCGACGAATGCTGTTGCGGCAAACCACGTAGCACGGGATTTCCCGCGGATCATAACCGATCCAGATCGAAAGCTTTTTATTCACGCATCACCATCCAAGACAATAATCGCCACTCTTTTCCCAGAGCTGTTTCGCGCCCCATGACTTGAGCAATCTGCGTGCGGCAAACCGCTTGAAGCCGTAGCGCTCGGCATTGTCGGGTTTCTGCTCGATCACGATGATCGGGTGGCACGCTCGAATCATCTGCTCGCCACCTCGCAACACCTCTACTTCCCAGCCTTCCACGTCGATTTTGATAAACCCGACTCGCGACTCGCCTTCCAAGCTGCCGCCACCCAGGCATTCCTGATCGAGAGTCGTCGCTTGGACCGATATATCGGGCTGCATCGGATAGCGCGCGATCGCGCAGTTGCCGGTGTTTTCTGATGCTCCAGTCATCCAGATCTCTCCGGCCCGATGGGAGACAGCGAGCCGCCGCAGCGTCACATTGGTGGAGCCATCCAGATTTCGCTGAAAACAATCAGCGATATGCGGGACCGGCTCAAACGCGACGACGCGCTCAAAATTATCGGCCAGCACGCGCGACCATAGACCGACATGCGCACCAACATCGACGGCCACGCCGCGCCGATCTTGCGGCATGACACGCAATGCCATTTGAATCTTTTTGAGCTGGTATGTTCCAGCGCCTGCATGACGCGGCGATCGCTCAAGGTAATCCGCGAAATGCGTATCGTCATCGGGCAACCAGATTCCGGCGACTTGCTTCATTGCCAATGTGCCTCGCCGCGCCCCGTCACCTGCTCCTTCGGCGTGCGGCCAAGCTCCTTGCGCGCGCCCTTGGCATGATCCAGGCGCTCGCCCAGCCGCGAATACGGAAAGACATGATGGTAGCTGCGCGCCTTGCCGGACAGGCTGTGAGGACGCCCAAACCAGCCATCGCCGACGCAGCGCATGACGAGCTGCTGGATGACGAAACTGTCATGCGTTTCCGAGAACCGAAATACACGATCGCCCTCATAAGTCTTACGCAGCAGAGTCATGAAGTCCTTATGGCGAGCGCCGTCCGGGCGGAACATCATGAAGCCACACTCCGGATAAACGCGCTCCCTGTCGAGCCAGGCCATGTACTGCGAGCCCGAGAACAGGCTTTCGAGCCATTCAGGCGTCACGATCTGGTGCGCGAGCGTGTCCGCGTCCATCCAGATCAGCATATCGCACCGTTCGCCGGCGGCATCCGTCAGCGCGGCGATCTTGTGCGCGAACTTCACGCAATCGCGACGATAGTCATATTCCCTGTTCTGACGATTTTTCCGGTAGTCGCGGCCATGCGCGTCCTTGTTTTCGACGTGCGACGCCTTCCATGCCGTAAACCACTGCGGCAACTGCCGAAGCTCGATATTGTCCGACTCCGGCCAATATTCGAACCCCTCGACGTAATGAATGAGCCGAATCTCGCGCGACCAGAAGCGGCTAAAGGTTGTCGCCATCTGCTTGCCATAGCTTTCAAAGCCTTCGGCGTTGCACGTCGTCACAACCTTGATCAAAGCATTACCTCCAACGTCATGAGATCGTGATCGCTGATGCCCGCCGCATCGATGGTGCGAGGATCGCGAACTTCGACGCCGCGATAGAAAAACCAGTCGAGCCGCCGACCGGCGAAGCGCCCCTTGTCGCGGTTAGCGTCGCGCCACTGGTAGCCATAAGATTCAGCGACTTCGAACAGCGGCTCATGCCCCTCTTTGTTGTTCATGTCGCCGCCAATAACTACACCGCGCGCACCAAGCTTCTTTAGCGCTTTGCATAGGCGTTCCATCTCGCCAGCGCGCTTGTCCGGCGTCGTGCGATTCTCAAGGTGCACAGTCGCGAACCAGATCCCGGCAACCCGGCAGATTAAAGCTTTCCGGCCGCCATCACGCGCCTGATCGCTGCCGATCCACTCGTGTCCTGGTGTCAGCTCAGCTGTATGCGATGTGAGAGGCAGACCGTCGCCGACAATCGCATTGCAATGCAATCCATGCCGATTGACCGCGCCGGCGAATTCTGCCTTGTCCTGATCGTTGCCGAGCCCATGTTCCTCGAACTCGATCGCCATGCGGTAGTCAGTTTCCAAAACATACGCAATGCTGCGAGGAACATGGACGTTGCCAGATCGGGCCATTCCAACATCGCATTCCTGAAGCAAGGCGATATCAACCTTGTGCTTCGACAACGTAAGCGCGATTTCACCAGAATTTCGACCGCGCTCGATATTCCAGGTCGCGACCTTAAGCATGAACATACGGCTTCAGCCATTCCGGCCGCGGATCGGCGCGCATGATCAGATCGATGATTTCGAGATCCTGCACATCGTCGACGTCGAGCCCGGTAATCTTGTTCTCGATGATCGGGTGAATGCGATGCCCCATGAAATATGAGCGCCCACCATCCCATCCGCTGTGCCGGAACACCTCAAGATTGAAAGGCTTGTAAACCTTGGGAAACTCCGTGCGCCGCGCCTTCGAACGTCCGGCCGGCCACGTCATCGGCAGTAGCGGCTCGAGCCATCCCATTTCGCCGATCGTCTGCAGGCGCGCATCCGCCTCGCTGACGATGCGAACGGAATCGACGTGCGGCCTGGCCGCAAGCACGCATATCGCCTCTTCAACGCTTTCGATGCTACGGAATGGCGACGTCGGCTTGATCCATACCCAGATATCCGGCATCTCGCCGTTGCTGGCGACGTAATCGGCGATAATATCCTCTTCCATCGCCGTGTCGGAACTGGCGTGCTCGCCGCGCTGATGCCACCAGATCATCGGCTCATACTCGGCAGCAAGGTCGACATACGCCTTTGAGTCGGTCGAGACCACAATGCGATCGATGTCGAGCTTTTTCGCGAAGTTCACCGCATGACCGATCAATGGCACGCCACCGGCCGGGCTGATGTTCTTGTCCGGCAAGCCCTTCGATCCGGCCCGCGCCGGAATCATCGCGAAAATTTTAGACATCGAACAGAGTCTCCACGATCACGTCGGCATTGATTTTGCATATTTCAGACCGCCACCAATCTGGCGGCTCAACAGTCAAATGAACATTTCTACCGTCAGGAAGTCTTTTGTGACGTGACGGAGCAGTCGCGATTACAAAGAATACAAACTTTTTTGCGAACCCGATGACGTCAACGAGAAACGCTCCAACGTCACTCTTCGGAATATGCTCGGCGACGTCGGTGCATATTACGCCGTCGAATTTCGTTGTCGGTTTAGCGGAATAAGGAATGTACCCAGGATCATAACAGGTCGGAAGAATGCCGCCCCACTGCTCGTGCTGTCGACGCTGAGTGTATTGAAAGCCCTTCCCGCTCCCGTAGTCCAATAAAGTGGCAGATTCAGTTCTCTCGATCAGACCGCGAATGCAATCAACGCTTCCGCCTGTAAACTTGCCCCGGAACCGCTTAGGGTTCCGGTGCATAATTCTGTACTGGGTTATAAGATCGCGATTCACTCACGCCTCTTTGAACAAAATCGCTATTCTCGCCGTTCCGTCATTAGGATTGGCTTCGGCCGTAGGCTTCCAGAAACGCATTGGCGGCGGCATAATCGGCTTGGGATTGTAATTGATCGTAGAATTTGCGTTCAAAGCTTCGTCATTCGCCGGAACGAAAAACTGTCCAGAGATTTGCACCGGCTGGCTTTCACCGACCATATTTCCAACATCAAGCTTTACAAACACACCCGACGGACTGAACGCGTGGAGCGATAGAGGAACACAGTCCTCCGCCTCGAAAATGTCGCCGACATCGAGGACCCCGCCTGTAACAACCAAATTCCATTCAATAATAAAAAGCTTGTTCCCCAAATTTGTCTTCGTATAGGCCGTCATTGCATCACACCTTCCTTTTTTGGTTTCAATGGCTCACCATTCTGCGGCATCGTCGCGCGCATTTCACTTTTCAAGAATTCCCATACCGCACCGTTGCGGATCTCTTCATCCGTCCACTGAGCATAAGCAAGATTGCAGAAAAATTGCCAACGCTCGCGATCGCCGGGAGTATGCGGCTGCAATGCCTGCTCAAGATATTTGCCGGCGAGCGGCCGGCCCGGATTGGGACCAAGACAGATAACTGGCACACCGGCGATCAGCGCATTGATCGAGCAGTGCGACGTATAGGTGACCAGGCAGTGCGCACCATCGAGCGCATCCTCGATAGTATCCGGCCGCAACGACAGCCGCACGCCTTCGATCTCACGAAAATCCAGCGCCCTAGGCTTGGGACGAAACACGACTTCGCGCGTCGGCGCGATGCGCTTCAGCTTGCCAATAATGCTTTCGGCCATCTGGTCGGCAGAGCCGAGCCGCCAATAATCGTGCACCTTCTGCGAATTGTTGGCGTAAATGATATGGCCGCTCGATTTCTTGAACGGCTTGAGGCTGATGCCGAGCTTTTCCCAGCGATCCGACAAGCGATCGACGCGCATCAGATATGCGAGCGCCGTGCCGCCGTCGAGAAACACCTTGTTGTAGTCGCTGCGGTTGCGCGTCCGTATCGCGCCCTTATCAAAGACCAGCGTGCGCTTACCGACCGCACGATAGACGTCGATGATTTCGCGCGTTGGCCCGTTCACGCCCCAGAACAATGCGACGTCAGATTCTGGCTTCCCACTGAAGTCCGATGCAAATCCGATTTCGACCTTATCGCCGACGGCACTGATCCCCGAGACCATCAACGCACGGAATTCGTGCTCAAGATCCTTTTCCAGCGTGTGAAAGAATTTAAAGTGCATGCGCAGTTTCGATCATCACGTTGAGACTGTCCCACATTTCGCCGCGCTCGATCTCGGTTAGCGACCACTGACAATGTGCCAGATTGGCGAGCAGCTGATCGCGTTCTTCCGGCGACGCCAAATGAGGACGCGAAATACTGTCCAGCACATTCGACGAAATCGGCGCGCCGATCGCATCACCCAGCACGATCGACGGCACACCGCACAGCATCGCCTCGAGGCAGGCTGCGCTGCCGTGCGTTACCAGCGCGTGCGCGTCCCTGAGGTCGTCCCGTATGCTGTGCCGCGCCCGGTTAACGAATTGCGAGCCATCGATTGCCACAGCCTGGCGCCAGGACGGTTTCGGACGGTAGACAATTCTACGTTTTGTCAATTTCCGAAGCTGGCCGATAATGCGTTTCGCATAGGCGTTCGGCTCGTCGAGCCCGTAAAAGTCGTGATATTTCGCCGAACTTCCGGCGAAAACAATGTGGTTCCCCGTCTGACGCCATGATTTCGCGCGCCAGCCTTGCGAGATTGCGCGCTCAGCGTCGAAACACAGCCGCGGCAGGTACGCAGTCGGCTGATGTCCATTGACTGCCACGCGCCACCAATCTGGCCGCGTCACATGCCATCGCCGGTTATACCCCTTGTCGAAATACAAGAACGGCTGCCCTGCTTGCCGCATACGCTTGATCAGATCGGCGTTCTTGATACCGATGACACACAGGAAATCGTAACCGGACGCGATATCATCGACAATATCGACCTTGCCAAGACAGCCACGCCCGACAGCCGAGATCAGGCGCGCGTCACATGCCTTGCCGGATGGCCTGACAAACGCTAGACGCAAAGCAGTTGCCTCATATGATCCCAGGCTTCGCCGCTGCGCATTTCCGGTGGCGTCCATTGCGCATAGGCGATATCGGCAAGCAGTTGGTGCCGATCGACGTCATTGCAAAATGTCGGCGTCTCGATCATCTCGCACGTCAGATCCTTCGCGGAAAGAAGCGAACCGACGCCCCTTTCGGCGTAAAAGGGAACACCGCTCACCATCGCATCAACCGCGGTATTGCTATGGCGTGTCACCAGAATCCGCGCGGTCGAAAGAACGTGCTCGATTGCAGGCAACGGCGCCTGTTTCTTTGCCGGCTTAGGCCGCTGCACGATCGGAAATTTCAACCCCATTGCGGACAGGCGTTTGCGCATTGCCTGTTCCCATTCACCGATGTCGAACTTGTGCGTCTTGGCCGATTTTAGCGACATGCTGGCAATGACGATATCGCGGCCGTTTAGCTGCGGCGGCTTCAACCTGATGCCGAGACGCTTGAACCGGTCATCCGGACAGGCGCGACGCATCGCTTTCGCCGTATCCCAATTATTTACAGCCAACCGGTAATGCCCATCAAGCGGCGACGTCGACGGCCGACGGTTCCAGTAACCCAAATCGAAATATACATACTGCCCGCCGGCCGCCTCATAAGCCTCGAAAACCAGCGAGTGCACCCAGCCATATGCGATTGCGATATCAGCACAGACGCCGCGAAACCGATTGTGCACCTCGACTTTGTTGATGCCGTGCTGCAGCAATCCCTGGCGCATCGCATCGGCAATGTAGCGCGACCGCCTGCCACTACCGGCACATGTGTAGAGCGCTATGCGCATTGCTTCACAGTCGCCAATTCCAACAACCGCGCGAACGGCTCGCCCGTCTCGACTTCCTCAACGCTCCACTGCGCCCGCGAAACATTGTCGAGCATCGCCTCGCGGTCGCCCATGCAGGCCGACAGATCAGCATCGTCAAGACGCTTGAAATCGCGGCAGGCGCCGAGCCGGCCGATCCACTTCGGAAATTCGTGAAAGACCGGCACGCCCTCGCAAAGCACCTTCAATGCCGCGCCGCTGCCCCAGGTCACGGCGCATTTCAAGCGATCGAGATCCCGCTCGATGGGCTTGACGTCATTCGTGCCTGGATGCTGGCGCACGCGGAATTTCCTCTTGCGCAACAGCCGCTCGATATCGACCTGCCAGCGCTTCGGCATGGCGACGCCTTCCGGACCGATCCCGCGTTGCGGCAGCACCAGAATTTCATCGCCGGACCTGCGCCACGGCTTCAAAGTGACGTCCAGCAGGTGCGAGCGGCTTTCCATCTTCGGCCAGACGCCAGCGCCGTTATGATGCCAGAGCGACAGCGCGAAAGCCTTTTTCGTGCCGCGCATAGGCAGATAACCGTTCTCGGCGACGATCACCGTCCCGCCGCGGCGAATAAACATCTTCGCTTGTGCGTCGAAAACGCCGTAGCGGTTCCAGACGACAAGAATGTCGGACGGTTTCACTTTTGGCTCGCGCCCAGGCACGTCATCGATCGTGCATCCAAGCCGCTTGAAGCCGGCAAAGAACGCGTCACGTCGATAGTGCGGCATCGAACGGATCAGGCAATAAACGTGTCGCATCAATACCAGCGGTGCAGCCTGTAGGGACTGATCAGGACTTCACGCGTTTCGAAATGAGCGCCGCCGGCACCAAGATCCCCCGTTCCGCGCATCTCGAACGCATCGGCAATCGCAAAGAGCAGCGCATTCTCAATGTCTTCCGGCACTTCCGCGGCAAGCCATCCAGCCGTGAACGTGATCGTCACCGGTGCCGGCACGTCGCAGTCACCAGACGGCCAGCTTTCGCCGCGCAGTGGCATGAGCACACCGCCATTGTCGCCGGTCAGATCTTCCTGAAACCCTGCCGTCGTCGGCGATTCAGACGATGACGGTCCATAGATCGTCGTGAGCGCGCCATTCAGCGAATAGACGATGCTCTCGACGCTCTGCGTCTTGCCGCGCGGCAGTCGGATCCGCTCGCATGGAAAATCCTTCAGCACCCATGTGTGCGACCGCGCGTAAATCGTGCGGCGCATTGCGCCTTCGGCCCAATGAATAGCCGCGAGAATATATTTTTCGATCAGCGCGTTGCTGTCGTCATCGATAACGGCGAGGTGATCCTTCACGAGGCTCAAATCGAGCGGCAGCGGCGACACATCGAGCGCCGAAACACTAAGCGCTAGCGGCTGCAATTGCGTCATTCAATTCGACCTTGGGAAAACATGTCAAAGCGCTGTCCGGCGTAGCGTTCAAAATCCTGATGTCAGTCGGCAATCGCCGCGCAGCTCGCTCGAAATGCCTGGCGAAGCTCCGATAGTCGGCGGTGTTGCGAAGCCCTGCAGGGTGATTGCCGAAAAAATGCCGCTGCCTGCCTACCGACTGCATGTTGAAACCAACGAGAATGATCGGATTGCCGCCTGCCAGGATCGCGATATTGAGCGCCTGGAAGCCGGAATTCGAACCGTAGTGAATGACGTCCGGATCCAGCGAAAAGCCGATTTCATCGCAGCCGGCAACGAGATTGAGCCCGTAACGTTCGGCGGCAGTCGCCTTGTCGTTGTGCTTCTTCAATCCGTGCGACGACCATTTTTCGCCCGCGAAATTCGGACATCCGCCATGGTGGCGCCACCACATTTCATCGCAGGCGTAAAGCATATCGGCCCATGGCATGAGCCGGTATGCATCATTGACCGCGATCGTCGGCAGGCGGCTCGCCCGGCAGATCGCCGCCGCTTCCGGCGTCAGACCCGGTCCCGTCGCCGCCACTATCACCGGACAGCCCTTCCACTTCGGACTTATTTTCCGGAGGGGAACCGAGCTGCTTGTTTTCTGGCGCGACAGCTTTACGTCGTCCTGCAGGCCGGCCGCGGGCTTTGGGTGCCGCTGGCTCTTCAGCTTTCCTTTCTTTGACTTCAGTTCGGAGGACATGGCCAGCGCCGTCAAGCGCCGCGCACTGAGCATGCTTGCGACTGATCTTGTCGGGGATCGAATATTCGCCCGGCGACATGCGACCGTTCGGACCGATCCATTTTTTTGTGAGTTTGAGTGTTAGCATGATGAGTAAGGGGCGACTTGCGCCGCCCCTTTTCCCTCAACGTCATGGGTTGATATTAAGACCGATCAGGGATTAATCGATCGTGCGCAAAAACTTGGCCGCATCGTTGTTGAGAACGGTGCCACCTTCACGCCGACGGACATAGAACCGGACGAAACCAGGATTGCTGAACGGATCCCGAAGGATACGCAAACCAACCCGGTTAACCAGCACATAAGCACGCGACCAGTCGCCGAAACCGATCGGGAAATTGCCCGCACCGATATCCGGCATCTGTTCCCAGGTCTCGATCGGATAACCCAAAAGACGATCAGGCTGCCCCATCGAAAGGCCTGGCTGCCAATGATAAGCCCCGTCGCTGGTCTTGAGCTTGCGCACAGAGCCAGTCGTGGTGGAATTCATCGTCCAGACCGCGCGAGCCCGGTAAGGCGTACGAAGCTTGTAGACCAGATCGATGAGGCTATCCGCTCGCACCCCCGGCGAAGACGGCGAGGCGTCGACGTCAGTGTCGGAAACGACATACTCATAGGCATCGGCATCACGCAGCGGCGAACCGAAGTCTTCGCCAAGCGTCGGCGTCGTGGCAAGCATGCCTGTCGGCCGGTTGGTGCCGTTGCCATCGATGACGGCCTGGCCTTCCTGGTAGGCAAACTCATCCGCAATTTCGCTCGAAAGCCAGTCGTCGACGTTGAAAAACACGTCGTCGAGCGCCCATTCGGAGACCTGCGGATAGGCATAGAGCTCGCCATGCGTTGGTGTGCGCTGACGAAGCGTCGGCGTCGCAGTTGCGGTGCGCGTTCCGCTCTCACCGATCCAGCCGGACGCCGCGCCACGCAACGACACCAGTTCCTTGTAATCGCTCGTCGACACATTGACGACTTTCACAAGGCGACGAACCGGCGAAAAGATCAGCTCGAGCTTCTCGATCATGCGCGAGATGTCTTCGGGAACAGCAAATCCGCCACCGATATCGGAACCGATAGTGACGTCCTTGAATTCCTTCTTCGCCTTATGACCGATCTCCTGCATCTTGCCTTCAAGTGCAGCGGACTGCCCCTTGGCCCGGATCCAGTCAGTGAAGACGCTCTTATATTCGTCCTGTACCTGCTCGTGAGCGGTTTTGCCGGGATTGGTGGCGCGCGCCTCAAGAATTTCCAGCCGCTCGCGCTGGAATTCCATTTCCTGCTCAAGCTTGGTTTTCAGCTCGCCCCACTTGTTCAGATCGGTGTTGATCTTGCCGAGCTTCTCTTCAAGCTGCGTGGCAAGGGCGTCCTTGCCTTCCTTCTGTGCCTGCAAGCGTTCATCATTCGTCTGCTGGTAAGCCTCGAAAGCCTCACCCTGATTCTGAATCGCGCGCAGGATTTCAGCCATGCTTGACATAGCAATCTATCCTTATGCTGATGATTAGATTTTTCGAAAGCATCCGGCAACAATTCGGCCTGCCAGCTCACTGCTTTTGGCCAATGCAGATGCGATTTCATCCTCATCGACAGCGCCAGAATCCCTCTGGTGAGGATCGTCAAGCATCCCGCTTGAGCCCTCAGTGTCGAACACTCGCGACGTTATGGCCGTCGCCACCTTTCGGCTGCATCCAGCATCCCGCAGGAGCCGCTCGAATTCCCTGGCTTCCGGGACATACTCACCGAAAGCCGAAAGTCGTGTTTTCACGCTGCTGACATCCGCAAGCGGATTCATCGCCAGCGAAACGATCGAGACTTCCCAAAGCTCGATTTCCTTCAACAGGCGCGTTCCGTCATCGGCGAAATCGCGATCAAGCGTCCTGAAGCCAATCGACAAACCGCGCACAGCCTTCATGCCGAGAAGCGTGCGGATCTCATTGCCGAGCTGCGTGTCGGCGAGCACGCCCTTGACGTAAAGACCTTTTTCGTCCTCGCGCATTTCCGTCCATGCGCCAGCGACCTGGGACGGGTCATGCATCCAGAACATGGACGGCATCGTGCCAGCCTTCTTGTGTGCGGCGAGCGTTCGCTTGAATGCGCCTCGCACCACCACATCGCCGCCGAGATCGACATTGCCAAAGACGCTGCCATAACCTTCGAATTCGCGCTCCTTGAGCGCCTTGAGATCGAGGCTGAAATCAAGCTTCATCGTCATTGTGATTTCCTGTCTTCTGCGACGGCCCTCGCCATCGTCGCCGTCCATCTGAGCGCGCTCAGCGCCTTGAACGTGGCGGCCTTTGCCGCTGCTTCAATCGCAGCTTCCGCATCCTCTTCCGTGCCATCCGCAGGCGCGCTATTTCCGTTCGCCGGCGGCTCAGCGCTCTGGCCGGACGGACCCTTGCGCCAGTACTCTTCCCCGCCATCCTCTTCGGAAATCGGATTCATATCCTCGTGTTCGCGCCAGTCATTGGCGTTGATGACGCCGGCCTGGCGCTGGATGTTGAGGCCTTCCTGGCGCGACTTGAAATCGCCGCGCAGCGCTGCGTCGATGTTGAACCGGATGATGATGCCTGCGCGCCGGTCCGCCGGCGTCAGCAGCGAGCGCTCCATTGCCGCCTCGAGAATGCGCACATACGGCAAAACGACGTTGACGACGAAATCCAGCGATTGCTGCTCGACATTGTTGAAGGTGCCGCGGGACAGATCGCCGACCAGATGCGGCGGTACGCCAAACGCACCAGCGATCACCGTGCGTTGATATTGCCGCGTCTGCAGAAACTGCGCCTTTTCATGCTCAATCGAGATGGTATCGACGTCCATGCCGGACGGCACCACCATCGACTTGAACCGGCCCTTCTTCGAATAGGCGTTCTGAAAATCGTCGATAAACGCCTTTTCTTCCTCATTGGTCCTGAAGCCGCGCGAGGTTGCTGCGTGCTTGAAGATAATCGATGGCATGGCCGAATTGCCAAAGACGGACGCACCCATGCGCTCGGCCGTGATCTCGAGCGCGATCGTCTCGCGAATGTCCATGATCGGACTATCACCCTTGACGCCGTCGCGCGCTGCGCCGCGCGCATGCAGCACCTGGTCCGGCCGAAACGTTCGATACGCGCCGTTTGCGAGCGTGGCGCGGTACGTCAAATCGAGGCTTTCCAGATCTTGGCTGATTTCGACACTGCCGGGATGCAACGGCACCAGCTCGCGAATAGGCCCCGTGACGCCGCGCGATTTGAAGTGGTACAAATTGCCGTAACGCATCAGCCAGCTCGTGGCGTCAAGCCAGAACGTGGTCCGATCCTGCCATCGGTTCGGCTCGGACAGCAGTCGCATTACCGGATGGTTCGGTTGGACTTCCTTGCGCACACGCGCTGGCTCACCATCCGTTACCACACGCTTCAGCACGCGAACCGGCAGACTGGCGATGCGCCGCGAGACGGCCGTGACGACAGCGTTCACCGTTGTCGACTGCATGCAGTTTTCCGGCGTGACGGTAACGCCAGAGAAAGTGTCATTCGCCGAGATCAGCCGACGCAAGACGGAGTCGATCGTCTCGCCTGTTGACTTCCGGGAAAGCGAAATGTCGAAGCCGAAAATCTTCAAACGAGAGTGACCCTGCCGCTAATAAACTGACGCGCATCGGCCTCTGCGGTAACGGCGACGCTTTTCGCCATTGCCAGGCTGACCAGCCCGTCAATCCGGCCGTTGCTCTTGTTCTTCGCCAGCTTGCGGTTGCCGGCCGGATCCGTTTGCACAACGGCGTTCGCCGCGCACATCGTCAAAATCGGATGACCGCCATGCGCGATTTTCTCATTAAGCAAATCGCTTTCAAGATCGCGCAACGCCGGCGACATGGATTGAAAGCCCTGCCCGAATTCGACAAAGCGTTCCAGATCATCCTCGGTGAAGCCCGCCTTCAGCAGCCACGGCTTGAGATGCCGGAAGTTCCAGCGGTCGAATGCGGTAGCCACGACGTCGAGCCTGTTGAAGATTTCCCAAAGCTGACAGGCAACCCATTCATATTCGATGGACTTGCCCGGCGTCACCTGCAGGTGGCCTTGATCATGCCATGTGTCGTAAGGCACACGATCCTTGCGCGCACGTTCCCGCAATCCGGTTTCCGGCAGCCAGAATGTCGGCTTGACGTGCCAGACGCCTTCGATGTCCGCGATCAGCGCCAACGCCGTCAGGTCGTTGCAGTCCGACAAATCGAGCCCGGCAAAAACCTGAAGCCCGGCGAAGCTGTCAACCACCGGCGCGGCGCACCGCATCCAAACCGAACGCGAGACAAACGGCGCGTTCATCTCGACGCGCTGGTTGAGAATCAGATTGCGATATTCCGGCTCACGGCTCGGCATGCGCCGCGCATCTTCCGCCATTGCCATGACTTCATCGGCGTTCTGAAAATCACCATAGGCCGGATTGGCCTGCTTGATCGCCTCTTCGCCGAACGGATCCAGATTGATATCAGCGGTGTAGAGCGAAATCACAACGCGTGGATCATGGCCCGCAACCGCGTCATCGATCAGCACCGACAGTAAGTCGGATTCCGTCGGCGCCTGCGTCGAAATCACGATGGAAAGCGGCGATTCCTGCGCGGCCGTCGCCGTCTCGAGCGCTTCATAAAGCTCAGAACGAGGCCCTTTCACCTGGCCAAGCTCGTCATGCACTATGAATACCGGCGACAGGCCATAAGCCGTCGACGCCTCAGCCGACAATGCACGGTAGAGCGTGCCAAGTTCTTCGCAGTACAGCTGCTTTGCCGTGTCGCGGATGCTGACGAAGGCAACCAGATCCGGCGACATGCGAACTGTCTTGGCGGCCAGGCCGAACAGAATACCCGCCTGATCGCGTGACTGCGCCGCGCTGAACAGCTGCGAATTCGCGCGCGCTTCAGGCCCGCACAGATGCAGCAACAGCAGGAAAGCGGCGAGCGCGGTCTTGCCATTCTTGCGGCCAAAACTCAAAATGGCGCGCCTCGTACCGGCCGGATTATCATAGATTTTGCAGATCTCACGTCTTTGCCATTCCCGCATCTTGACCGGCCTGCCGACGAGGCGGCCTTCCGGAACGCGGCAATATTTCTCGATCCAGGCGACGTTGCGTTCACCGCGCGTCCGCTTGGCATTTACTCGCCTTCCCAAGGTTTCTTGGCCGCTCTCGGCGCTTTGTTGCCGCGATGATTGGTGAGCGACTGCGGCGCAATGCGCAGTTTCGTCGCCAGCATCGCGATCGCTGCGCTTGCACGAACCGACATACGCAGCAGACGATCATAGTCCTCAATCGTCAGCGTCGCCTCTTTCGTGTCCGGATCGATATGGCTGGTTGCCTGCTCGATCATCTGGCCAATACGCCGAGCATGAATCACCTGCCGACAATATTCGGCAAGGATCGGCGCACTCGCAGCGGTAAACCAGTCCGCGGCCTGGGTTTCAACGACAGCCTGCCAGATCTCGGTTTCCTCATCGTTCAGATCGTAAGGCGGCCGCTGCCGTTCGACGATCTCGACGGGCCGCGTGACGACCTCAAGAGACGCCGCTGATTTCCGTCCGCGTTTTACCATTTCACATTATCAAATCTTGGGATTCTAACGGTTTAGAGTTTTTGCAGTAGCGCGCCGGTTTCCCGTTTAGGTTGTATTTGCTCAAGACTCCCCCGGGGTCTTGTTCCACGGGTGCAACGGATCTATCGGCCTGCCATTGCTATCAACGCCAACAACCTTGCCGCTCTTCTCTTGCGCCTGCTTCGTGCTGTCGTGATGGACCTTGCACAGTGATTGCCAGTTGCCCTCATCCCAGAACAGCGCCACGTCACCCTTATGTGGAATGATATGGTCGACGACGGTTGCTGCACCCAATCGGCCAGCCTTCGCGCACATGACGCAGTAGGGATTGCGCGCCAGATAATTCGCCCTGGCATAGCGCCATCGCCGGCCATAGAGCTGGCCTTTTGTCGGCAATCCCTGGACTGGACGCGCACACAATATCTAGTGCCTGACCAGCTAACGGAAAGCGCTAGATGTTGAGAGAAGCTATGCCTTCGCTTCGTCGGCTGTAGCGGCAAGACTGGCCACCTTGCAACGGACCGCAGCGTCCTTGGCTTCCAGCAGCTTACGCAGAGCTACCGTTCTTTCCGGGTTGCGCTCCAAATTCTGAATGAGCCATTGAGCCGTCGCGCAGAAAGGCCTGCTGACGTCCTTCAGTTCCGGCTTCAGATGTTCGAAGCTGAAGAATTGCTCAAGCCATTCGCGATCAGAACCGTTCGTGACGCTCATCGACATGCTCCCTGAAATTTAAATTGGTTGCCGCTGTTTCGCTCTGGATATGTCACCATGAGCAGGGCAAAGGTCGCAATGACCACTCCGCGCGGCGCTCCCTTCTGGAATTTCATTCTGCAGGCGGCTGGATATCAAGCGCACCCTCGCTCAACCAGCGTTCGCAATAGCAGCCATCTGCAGCCACATAGTGAATGAGATACAGGTTGTCGCCACCGTCAGCATACTCAGCGCGGCCATGTACGTGGCCTTTCTCGGCGCTCATCTTCATTCGAACCAAATCGTTCAACGCGAATTTTGAAGATACCCATCTATTCGTCCTTGTCCGTCGAGCGCCACTCACGCCAGAACGTCCATAGCCGCGTCACACCCAACACCATGCCTACCAACAGCGTACTGGTGGTGAGCAGCTGATTGAGACTATCGAGCCACGGCACCCATGCAGGCGACGCAGCCAAGCCGGTTGCGAGGGTGATATCGCCGACATTCTGAAATGGCTGATGATGCGACATGAATCCCCATAAAAAAACCCGCTCGACACGGTTGTGCGGCGGGTTGGGTGTAATACTCTCCAGAGTAGGAATATCGTTATATTTTGGGTCGTTACATGTCAAGTGGGTTTTGACAATCTCAAATCTTAGAAAAACTCCAATGGCTCATCGGCAGCAGACGCTTCACGGCACCCATTAATAAACCGCCTCGCCACCTTACCATAGCTGCCAAGCCGACCGCCGCTATCGTCTAAATTATCGATGGCCGGCAAGAGCTGTTCCATCTCATCAGCAAGCTTGCCGCAAAGCTCTGATGCGATTTCACCATCACAATCGGAATGCTTGAAAAATTCCCATAGACCGGGACGCGTTTCCGGCTGCACTTGGTCACCCGGATAATATTGATTGTCATCAAAAGTTCGATCTTCATGCGGCGGGAACGAACCACCGGAAGCCTTTGCGACGATTTGGCGAAATCGATTAAATGCCGAATACGGACCGCTGAATGCGTCGTGCGAAATATCAAGTCCCATTTCAATACCCTTCAGCCGTCAATCCGCACGCTGTTTCGGCAATCCCATCCAGAAACGCCATTCGCTTGTTCGTAGCACGCGGATAGAACCGCAACCCATATTGCGCCGGCGACAATGCACCTTCTACGCCATTTTGAATTGCAGTGAAAGCTGCCAGCACTCGAAACCGCATACCCTGGCAAGGCAACCGCTTGCGAAAACGCATGTGCTCATGGACAGCCTTAATCTGTTCGTCGTGTATCGGGCTGCGCACCAACGAGCCGCCGCTTCCGCCATCGAAGGAAACGGCCTTTGCGCTGCCATGCAAAAGCTCTTCGCACAGAGCCCATCTTTCCAGCGCGTTAGCCTCAACATCATCGAGCATCCTGTCGAGCGTCGTGAGCTGCGCCTTGCCGGCTTTCATCAGTGCCAGGCGTTGTGGCAAAGGCGTGAGCAGCATTGTCGGTCTGGCGATGGCTTTTTGGCGTTCCGCAAGGATGCGCAAGCAAGTGCGCCGCTCAAGGGTGTGATGGCGCTGCAGAAAGCACCGACGAGCTCGCACCAGCTCTTTGCGGGTCGATTCATGCAGTTCGCTGATTTCGTCGCTGCTCATGCGGAAAGCTCCGATTTTTTGTTTCCATAATCATGGGTGTCGGTGAAGTCGGTGAAGTCGGTGATTTTCCTATCTTATTTGTCCTCGCGTATGCAGGCTTGTTGTTGGTGAAGTCGGTGAAAATAAAAATAAAGTCAGAGGAAGGCTCAAAACGACCCAGCAAAAAATAAGATACAAAATCACCGACTTCACCGACTTCACCGATTCACTTCCTCGACATGCTGCGCTGCAGCTTCAATTCTATCGCGCAATGAAAGCTGTGATTGCACGTATACCGTGTGGCGCTTGTTTCCGATCTTCCATTGACCGTCGTGCTTGTCACCTGGATTACGGGTTGCGACATAGCCTGCTGATTCCATCCGATGCGGAATCTTGCGCCGGTTTTTACGATCTCTGAGCCATTCGGCAAGATCCTTCGGCGCAAGTGAGGCAATTTGTTCAAGCCGTATGGCAGCCGGACGCCCAAGTGAATCGAGCACGTCAGCGAGCTCACTATCTTCTGGCGCACGGTTGGCGTCGGCGATGTCTCGAAATGCTGGCGTCTGACGCGGCGGCGCTTTCGCATCGAAATTCGATAGGTCATAGGCAGCCAGATACGCTGCGACATTGCGCAGCCCGCCTCGCCCGTACCAGCTGTAAAGCCGTGACCAATAATCAGGTTCGAACGTGTCGCGCAGAATTTCGGCCCAGGCCACGAAATGGCGTCGATCATCGGGCGACAAATACAGGCCGTCTGATTTGTAATTTGTGGTGATGATGACACCACAGACGTTCGGCACGCTATATTCGCGCATGTTCTTTTCATCGCAACGCAGTACGTCCGGCGGCGCTGCCATGAGCGTCTTGCAATGGTCGTAGAAGGTGTAGCGATCAACCTCGCCGAGATCGCGCGCCTCGCTGATCCTCAGAATGACGGAACGCAAATAGCCGTTGAAACGGCCAAGCATTTGCGCCGGCGAAATCTCAGTGCAGTTCCAATGGCCAACCGCATATTTGACAGGCTCTAAAATCGTATCCTTGCCCGTTCCCTGCGGTCCGCCGAGCACCAGCGCGTGATTAATTTTCTCTTCCGGCCGCTGCACACGATGCGCGAACCACGCGACGAGCTCCTGCACCTCATCGGGATAGACACGCTCGATATGATCGAGCCACGGCTTGACGTCGGCGGCATTGCCCGTTTTAACGATTGGCGGCCGGTAGAGATTGAGAATCCGACTGTCCGGTCGATCGATGAAACCGCCCTCGGAAATCACCTTGTCCTCGATGATTAGCGGCCGTCCCGGCGCCCATGTCATTTGCTGCACGGCCTGGTGCTTCGACAACCAGCGCGACGGCGGCACGTCGACCTTGCCGACCCTCTTCCACGGCAATTGCGAATTTACGCTCTCTGCCGGCCACAGGTCGCGCGTGTCGATGCAGATGAATTTGTTCATCGGCAAATAGGCGAGGAAATTATCGTAAGTCCAACCGACAGGCTGCTTTTCGGTCGCCCTGTAATCTTCAGCCTTTTTGCCTTTAGCCAGGTCATCATTGAAATCGTCACCGCAAAGCGGATATTGAATCCGGCACACAACGCCGGTGGCAATGACGCGTTCGTATAGAGCGTCGATTGATTTCTGAATTTCCTCACCCGGTTTGCCTGGCTTTTTCGAATCGGCAAAAATGATGATTTCCTTGAGCCCGTCCGGCCATTGCCATGACGCCAGATTGCCGGCAGATATCGCAGACCATACCGGCACCCAGAATATCTGAGCAGCTGCGAGCGCCGTCTCGATGCCTTCGGCGATGCCAAGCACGCCGCGGTCATCCAGCGGCAAAAGCCGGATTGAGCCGCCGCCGAACGGGTTGAGCGCTTTTTTTCCGACTGACGCCTTTCCAGATCCATCGTGCAAAAGGTATGTGCGATGGATGGCGTTCATGAATTCGCCGGCCTTGTCCCTCACCAGACCTATGAGCGCGGGGAAGTCCAGGCCACTGCCGCTGTCGCGAACTTTCCCGCAATACATCAAGTCGGCCGATGGCTTCACCGTGATCTTGCGAATTTTCAGATACGCCTCGGCAGGCGTACCGGCGAGCGGCTCGCAACGCCGAACGATGTTCAGAACTGACTGCGTGTAATCTTTCGGCTCATCAGCCGGCGCTTCTGCAGGCTGCGGCGCGGGCCGGCGCGGCTGCGCATCATGCAAGCCCAACGCATCGGCGGCCCATGCAGCGGCTTCGCTGGCCTTGCTGGCGTGTCCCATCTGCTGAATCAAATCTAGGATATCGCCGTGGCTGCATGTGCAGTGGTAACAGCCGTCGCTCGCATCCCATCTCCATGACGGGTTTTTGTCCTCGTGGTACGGCAACGGACATCGGATTCTCTTTCCGGGCGCTGGTGGCGTGATGCGAAGCGCGCCGAGCAGCTCACGCTCACGGCCTTCGATAGCCTCCTTGATTTGCGAAAAGGTGAGCTTGCGCGGCTTGTCATCCTGTCGCAGTAGGTGCGGGTCGGCGTCCGTAAAATCTAGCATTGGCGCCGCCACTGAACAGTGTTTCCGGCTTCGGCCCAGCTTTTTTCCCAATACTGCGAATCCCCTGGGGGGCACCATTCACCATCAAGGGTTTCGTGGTGAACATCTTCATAGCCGAATTCTAGAACTGGCGTGCTGGCGGATGGACGTTCCCAGAGCGTAGCGGCTATCCAATGCTTTTCATTTTCTACATCCGTTCGGCCATGCGCTAAAATCCAACCAGCCTTCAGCCACGGATAAGTATAGTCATATTCAAGAAAATAATCGCAGCTGATCCCAATGGGCTCATCTTCGTAAAACTGCTCGGTATCGAAACCAAACCAACGCCCTTTATGCACTGGTCTGTACACATTATCGGTGAGTACAATTAATCGCCAATCTTGAGCAGCGCAAAACTCGGCGGCGCGCCGCATTTTTTCACCTCCAAGGTCAAGCGCATATTCCGGCTTGATTTCAACGAGTGCGTTTCTTCGCTGTCCGTAGAGAATGAAGTCGGGAATATAGCCCTCAAGTTCAAACGGCTCATACGCCCATCGCCGCTTGCCTAAATCGAAAAATGCAGCCCAGCGCGCCTCGAGGCGTGAACGGAACTGCACATGCTTGTATTTTGTCGGAATTGCAGCGATGGCCATGCACCGTTCCTTCTACGCTAAGAGAACCAAACCTTTTTCCGCCCTCGTAATTGCCGTATACAACCACCGCCGCCGATCCAGATCCGTCCGGCCAAGCCCATCATCCCAGACAATGACGTTTTCCCATTGCGACCCTTGCGCCTTGTGGCAGGTGATTGCCCAGCCATAGGTGGCCTCGACGAGACCTTTCTTGACGCGCCAATCCCGATCGGGCCGATCCTTGTCGAACTGCACGTGGTCGAAAAAATGCCCGGTATAAATGCGCTGCCGTTGCTTGCCGCCCGTCGACGAAACCGCATTGCCGTCCTCATCGAGCACAAGAGCAGAGAAGTAATGCTCTTTGTCACCGGGCTCGATGTCCGTCAGGGTGATGAACATGCCGTTGATGAGGCCGCGGTCGTTCATGTTCTTCAGGCAGATTATTTTCTCGCCGTTCCCTGTCGGCATGGCGTTGCCGTTGTAGCCGGCGGCGAGCCGCATCTCGTTGTTGAGCTGCAGGCGAGTAGCGTTCATGCCGCAGATCACCTGCCCGCCACGCAGCATCTGAGCCGCCGTCAGCGAGCCCTTGGGAAGCTTTGCCACATGCGGATCATAGGTGCCGTACTCGATGGGCTCGCCGTTCCGTGCGGCCGTCGCAAGCCGAATGATTGCGCTCTCTTCGGCCTGGCGATGGATTTCCGTGAGCATGACGTCCGGCTCGGCATTTGTGAATGCACCCTCGCCGCGGATAGGCGGCAGCTGGCCGGGATCGCCGAGCACCAGGATCGGCCTGCCGAAGCTCATGAGATCCTTGGCCATCTCGTCGCCAACCATTGAAACCTCGTCGAGCACGATCAGATCGGCGAACGCGGCATCGCTCTGCGGGTTGAGCGCGAACCGCGGCTGCTTCAGCTTTTTGAGCGCCTGTTCCATCCCGATGATTTCCGACTGCTTCGCAACGCTGTCGAAGTGATCCGTGATGGCGAGTGCGGCTTCCTTCGCCTTGTCGATCTCTTCCTGGCGCTTTTTGATTTCCTCTTCCGTGGCCTCGATGACGCTATAGATCAGGCTGTGAATGGTGCGCGCCGGCGTGCCTTTCTGGCGCAACACGAGCGCGGCCTTGCCGGTGAATGTCGCGGTGACGACGCCGCCATGCATTGGCTCGTCATCGTCATCGTTCTGCCGGTCCTCGATGCCGAGCTCTTTAAGCGCATATTTCAACACCGTAGTTTTTCCGGTGCCGGCATAGCCGAACAGCCGAAAAATCTGCTGACTGTCGGTGCGCATCTTGAACCAGTCCTTTATCGAGGCAATGGCGCGCTGCTGTTTTTCCGATAGCTGAATGTCACTCATTGCAGGCGCTTTCGCTCGATACTGAAATTTTGAACCGTGATTGAAATCGATGAGCATGGCGCGCTCGTCATATTAACGCGGCTTGATTGTATGCATTCCAGTCGCGAACCAGAATGTGCGTCAGTTCCCGGATATCGTCTTGGCGTTCGCCTTCATTCCGAGCATAGGCAACGCGCACCGCCTGCCGAAATAATGGGTGATCTTCAATCGCCGCTTCGATTGTGGATTCACGCTCTTCCTGCAGCTGCTCTTCTGTGAATACGTGCAGATCAGCACTTTCCGCGAGATCCGTAATATCGTGCTGCGTCAACGCCTCACCATCCATGTGGGAAAACAGCTTTTGCGTCATGTAAGTTGTGTCCGCGTCGCCGCTTTCACATTCGCGGTAGAGCGCGTCTATCAGGTCGTCAGCTTCCGGCACGAGACCCGCGACAGTTTCGGCGCGCAATTTCGCGGCGTTATCGAGGATGCGTTGCGCAAAGCCCATGAGAGATAGCGCGCCGTCAATCCATGCGCGCAGTTGCGTTGCGGAAGCGCCATTGACGCCATGTGAATGGTGCCTGCCTCCATCGAACGCGATGCGCCATTTCTTCTTCTCAACGGCAATGATTTCTGCTGTCTCGAAGCCTAGCGTTTTGGCGATTGCGTTGGCGTTCGCGCGGTCGTGGTACATGAACGGATTCACTGGCATTTCTCACAACTCAAAATGGAATTTCGTCGTTTAGATCGCGCTTAAGCTGCTCAGTCTGTTCCGTCAGCGACTTGTGAAACCCGTCCACGCACGCCTCAATCAGCCGGTCGATATCGTCAGCCGTCCGATGAAAGAACGCATCCATCAATCCGAGCTCGGTGAGCGCTTCCGCGAAGGGCTTGCGCGCGTCCTTGATTGCCTGCTTTTCACGCACCGTTTTGTCGATCATCCCGAAATTCTCCTTGGCGAGTGCAACGCCGATGTCCTGGCAACGGACCGAGCAGAAGCGGTAAAATGGAAAGCTGCCCCAGGCGAGTTGATGGCAATATCCGAAGCCGCGCGCTTCACGTCCGCAAATGGCGCAGAGCGTTACCCGCCCAAGAGCCACTCGTAATTTGCTGCTTTCGGCCTCGCGTGCGCGAGCCGCAGCGAGTTCAGCACTACCCAGCGCGCGGTTGCCGCCTCGGCGATTGCCTCGAGCTCCTTTAGGGTGAGCACTCTGATAGGCTGTTCCAGCCTTCCGCGGCCTTCGAACCATTTGCCGATTTCCTTCGCCGTCTCACGCCGCAGGAAGACAAGCCATTCATCGTCGGACAGGTCGCGGGCGGCGGTTTCGTCTGCCTCGCGCATTCAATCGCTCAAGAACTCAAGCACTGCCTTGTTCGACTTCAAGCCGAGAAACTTCTTCACCGCCTCATAAGCCGGACCGCGCGGTGCAACCTTGTCTTGCACAAGGTCGCCCATAACGGTGTCCAGTATCGCCGGCAGACGCTCTATCGGCCATCGGCACACGCCGGTTGCGTGCAGCTTCCCCAATTCCAGCGCGTACATATTTCTGAACGCTGAGCGGCGTTTTTCAACGTCCAGAATCATCATGTCGTCAGCTTTCGTCATGGCGGGCTATCCATTCACCCATGACGGCGCTGTTGCAGCGGCTTGCTGCTGTGCTGCAGGCTGCATCGGCTGTTGTGCTGGCGCTGCCGCCGCGGCCCCGTTCTGCCAGCCGAGCGCTTGCTGTGCCGGCGCGGCCGTGCTGCCTGCCTGCTTCTTTGGCTTCGCGCCGATCGGATCCGGCGTGACGTGCTGGCCGTTCATCACGGCCTCGTACTGCGGATCCGTTACGAACACGCAGTTCGCGATTTCATTTTTATCGCTGTACTGCTCATTGTCGGACGGCCGCACCATGACGCGCGCAATAAACGTGATGCCGTCGAGTTGGCGGAATGCCTGAATGCGGCGCTGCTGGTTGGCCTGATCGCTCTTGTCGTCCGGATTGAGCCTGGCCGCGCTATCGATCATGGCGCGGATCAGATTTTTCGACATGTTCCAGCCGATCGACACGTTGTTCTTGTCGCGCTTGCCACCATCGACGATGAGATTCTGCCAGAGCTTGCGGCCGTTGAATTCGCCGCCTTCGACTGTGAATTCCCCGTCGAGAAAAACCGCATCGGACGTCTGCGATTTCTTCAGCATGTTGGCGTCCATCGGGTCGGCGCCGTTATGGCCGCCTGGCCGGATTTTCATCTTGAGCTTGACGAAAGCGCCATCGGTAATGAGTTCGCCAATCGGTGCAAGGTGCGGATTGGCGTCGGTGAAATCGAGCATGGCAGTCTCCTTTTTAGCAGGCGTTGATTTTGTTCAAGAGGGCGGTGAGGTCTGGTGGTTCGGTCTCGCCGAGGCGGCCGGAACGGTCCTTTGCCGGCAGCCCCCAGCGATTGCCTTCCTTGCAGACGAGCAGGCGTTCGGTTGCACCCGCGCGGCCGAGCTGCAGATCGCCTTCCGGCGTGCGGTCGAAGAACTGCATTGTCATCACCTGGTCGACGATGCCGGGCAGTTCCTTGCCGGATTTCGCGCCTTCCATCTGCGGCGTCCACAGCCGTGTTTCCGTGTCGAAATCGAGCAGGCCGACGAATATGACGGTCTTGCCGTTGGCCCGCTGCAGATGTCTCAAAGCGCGGATGACTTCGCGCGCAAGCAGTCCGTAAGCGCCGCGCGTGTCCGGCTTGCCGGAACGCTCTGAAAACGCATCAGGCTGTTGCTGCGCATAGGTCATCGCCATGCGCGTCAGGTCGGTGATGGAATCGACGAAGATGACAGGCCGCGTTCTGACGAATTGTTCGACCTGGCTGTCGGCATAGGTCTGCACGACATGCGCGTGATGCGATTGGCTGTACCAGGCGTTTTGCGCAACGGCCGGATCTAGCCCGCCGATGAGCGCGGTGAGATCCTGGAAATCCCTGAAGTCGCGGATTTCGATGCTAGCGCCCGGCCAGCTATGCACCGACTTCATCCCCGCCTCGAGATCGATGCACAGCGTATAGTCTGCCGGCAGCGTCTTGAGCAGCGATGTCTTGCCGACGCCATACGGCCCGAAAATTGCTATCGATGTCTTGTTCTTTGCCGCTCTGCGTTCGTCAGCGGTCGTGATCTGCAGCGCCATCTTCAGCCCTTGAATAATTTGTCAGCCTGCGCCCCGTCGACGCAAACAACCCGTATCGCGACATTGCGCTTTTCACGGCATCGCGCGTTTCGCCGATCTGTTCGGCAATCTGCGCGGCGCTCATGCCGCGCGCGGACATATCAGCCAGTCGCTCTTGCAAGTTCGGATCCTGCCAGCGCTTCATTGCTCAACAGGCCGATAAGTCTGCGATACCCCCCCCCAGCAGCGAATCCTGCGAAGGGGTGAGGCAGCCATGTTCAATCAGTCGGTGAAATCGCCACGGGCTAATCTGCTGATTGGATTCGAGATACGGACGGCCGCGATCGACGCCGACGAACCCGCACGCCTTGATGAGCCTCAGGGCAGCTGCGTCGGCTTCGGTGAATTTTCCGACTTTCCTACGCATCGCACTTACCGCCTTTCACTCTCACCAATCTGCGGCGGTATTCATCAGGCGGCAAAATGAAGTGACGCCCGCGCTTGCCAAAAGGCGGCGTGTTGAATGCGTCTTCTTCGGTCCATCGAAGGCGGTAAACTCGCGAGAGCAACATGCCGATGTCTATTTGGATGATGTTTTGAAGCCGGTATAGCGACATGCGCCCGTAAGGCGTGTCCCATATGCGCCTGCGCTTCTCTAGCGCCGGCGTCAACGCACGCCTTACCGGCTTGCCTTCCCATAATCGGCGCGTGAGTGTGCGTCTGTTCACGCCGTAAAAACTAGCTGCTTCCGCGCGAGTCATCGGACCGTCAGGTGTGTCCACCAAAAGTCTGCGATGCGGATCTGGCTTCTTTGCAGCGCTGACGCACGCCTCAACGGACCAGCCTCTTTTGATGCGGTAGTCAAGCGCGCGTCTGGATATGCCGTAACGCTGCGCTGCCTCGCTTAAGGTCATTGCGCCTTCTGGTGTGCGCACGATGCGGTAATTACGCGGGCCGCGCGTCGCTTGCATAATTAACCTCTTGCGTCTTTTTCAATTTCGTTTTCCGGGGATTTGCCGCAATCAGGGGCGTTGTCGCTTTCGCGTTTGCGCTTGCGGGTTTCGGCTGCGCGTCGTCCTCGCGCACTCAGTTTTTCGCCATGAAAGCATGACGCCTCGACCAGCTGCTCTTGCGTGATGACCAGGCCGAATTTCTCGGCAAGTACGCTCGCAAAGCGCGGCCAGTAGCACGGCGGCAGATAATTGCGATTGAGCCACTGCCGGGCACGGCTCGACGGCACGCCCATGTCTGCGGCGAGCTCATTGTAGGGTTTGTTTTTTTCGTTTGAAGGCCAAAGGCGCAATAAACGCGGGAAATCAATCGGTTGCACACTCATGCACAATACTGTGCAATTTTTACTCAAAAACAGTCAATTGATATTTTGCACGGTATTGTGTACGTTACGTACAAAACAAGGAAATGATTAATGGACGAAGGACAAGCCAAGGGCTGGCGGCAGGAACAGGCCAGAGAATTCGGCCGCCGTCTGCAATGGGCCAGAAAGCGCGCCGGATACAGCACACGCCGCGCAGTCATCGATGCCATGCCGGACAAATGGGGCATTGCCCCGCGCACTTATTATTCGCATGAGCGCGGCGAGCGCACGCCTGAGCGTGACGACACGCTGCAGCATTATTGCGAGCTGTTCAATGTGTCCCGCGAATTCCTGCTATTCGGGACGGGAACAGAGCTCGCAGAGTTCAGCAAGACCGAAAGCCATGAAATTGCTGAACAAATTAACCACACTGCTAATCAGGTTTATGAAAAATCTTCCAAATTTGAAGCAGTCCGATATATTCCCATAATACGAGCGAGCAATATTGAAAAAATAATCTCGGGCAAGGGAACCTTAGCGAACATGACTAAGGAATTTCTACCGGTGTCCAGCAGCTTGCTCGCCGGACCTCGCAGTTTTGGCTATGAAATCGCGTCTGAAGACGACTCCATGATCGGTGATGGCGGCAAGACATTTTCGCCTGGATCCCATGTCGTGGCGGATCCCGATCGGGAAATCATGCCTGGCAAATTCCTGCTGGTGCAATTCCCCGGCATGGATCCGACAGTGCGGCAATTGCAGGCCGGTTTTTCGTACAAACCGGACGCGCCACGATTTCCTTTCACGCTCAAAGCCTTGAACCCGCGCTTTGATCCCGTCACGATCGGGAATGCGGATGAGTGCGTCATCCTCGGACGCGTGGTGTTTACCATAGAAGAACTTTGATTGCACAATACTGTGCAATTTTATTTGACGTCCCTGTGCAATTCCTGCTTCACTGCCTCTTGCGGGAAGGCTGCAGACGCAGCTTACCGTAGCCCTCCTTGGGCGTTTCCTCCCATCAACTGGCCGGTCAGTTTCGTAACGCTTTTCTGACCGGCCCTTTTTGAGGGCGCAAGATGGCACTCGTTACAGCTACCCACGACACAATCGATTTCAGCCGATACGCGCCGGACCGCGCCGCCCGTGCAATTGCACCGCAGGGTGAACTCGCCGCGCTCTGGACCATCTTCACCGGCGGCTGGGTGCTTATCGGCCAGAGCGCATACCACGCCGGCCGCATCATCCTGCAACGCAGCTGGCACTGGACTGCCACGAACGTCGTGCAGTCGCTCAAATCGGCCTGGCTGATCGGCTCGGCCGGATGGATCACCAGCGCGACGCTATTCGCACTTCATGTGATGGCGGGTTGATCATGAGATTCATCGCAGAATTTCTCATCGGCCAATGGATCAGCTTCGCACTGAACATCCTTGCCCGCACAGCTATCGGCGCGGGCGCGGCCTGGCTTATCGCATTGGCGACTGGCGACGCCGTTTACCAGACGCTCACCGCCTTCAGCCTGCTTCAGCATCCCGTCGAGGCCTGGCAGCTTGGTGCGACGCTCGGCTTTCTCAGCAGCTTTCTGCGAGGCGCGCGATGACCCATCTCGCTTACGGCAATATGCGAATTGGAACGGTTGCACCCAAGCCGGGCCAGGTTGCCGCCGATCGCATCGCCGGGCGCGTCTTCGATCGCATCGAGCATGACCGCACGCTGATCAAACAGAATGTCGCCGAAGAAATCCGCCAGGGCCTGCTCTTGCGTGATGCTGAAAGGGCGGACAGCGGCGAGGCTACCGAGCAGCTTATGGCACTGATTGCCGCCAGTGAGGTTGCCATCAAGGCTATCGAGCACGGCATCCTGCAGCACTTCAAGCCGTCGATGGACACTTTGGTGCCGCTCGGCGAGCTGCACAGGCTGACCTATCGGCTGAAACATGCGAGGCGCGATGTCTAGCAAGTCCTTCCGCGTGTTCGTCCCCGGCCATCCTGCACCGCAAGGCTCAAAGCGCCATGTCGGCAAGGGCATCATGGTGGAGTCTTCGAAGCATGTCGCGCCTTGGCGTTCGGACGTGCGCTCTGCCTGCCTCGACACCGCAGGAAAGCCGCTCGCGTTCTTCGACGGCCCCGTCGATGTCGAGCTGCTCTTTGTGCTGCGACGGCCTGTGGCGACGCCCAAGACGCGCACACCGCCCGCAATCAAGAAACCCGACATCGACAAGCTGGCGCGCGCCATTCTCGACGCCATCGGCTCGGCAGGCATGTGGCGCGATGATAGCCAAGCTGTGGTGCTGTACGCCTTCAAGCGCATTGCCTTGCCTGATGAGACGCCTGGCTGCTGGATCAAGGTTAAAGATCATGGGGGCTGGGTCGCGCCATGACCGGCTGGACCGACGAGTGGATAAAGATCCTCACCCATATGTGGGCCGACGCCTCGAATTCCGCCTCTCAAATTGGCGCGGAAATCGGCGTTACCAAAAACGCAGTCATAGGCATGCGCAAGCGCCTCGGACTGCCGGAAAGGCGCAGTGGCCGCCCGGTACAAAAGACTGAAGCGCAGGAAGCCAAGCCGCAGAAGCCAAAGCCGTCATCCAGTAAGCGCTTTTTCATACCGCCGTCGCGTAGAAGCTTGCCGAAGTTCAGAGCGCACCCGCAGCCGCACAAGGATGCGCCAGCACCGCGGATGCTCGATCTTGTCGACCTCACCGAGCGGACATGCAAATGGCCTGTCACGAATGAAACGCCGATTAAATTCTGCGGCCATGAGAAGGCATGCGGCGTTCCGTATTGCGAGTTTCATCAGCGTCGCGCGTCAGCAAAAGCAATGTCGTCAAACTAGAGGAAAACACGCATGAAAAAATTCATCGCATTGGCATTGCTTGCGCCGCTGCTCGCCGGATGCAACGACGCCGACATTGCATCTCGCAATTTATCGAAGGCCGCCGACATGTTCGAAATCGAGCGGCGCGTCGTGTTCTATAACGGCATCACTGACACATACATGCTGACCATCGAGGGGCGCTGCTCACTCGGAAATCACGATAAAGCGAGACAGCTCAGCGTCACATGCAAGACGGGCGAGGGTTCCTACAAAAAGCATTTTCTCGGCCTGTCGGACAACGTGACGTTTTTCGTCGAGCAGCTCGAGCCGAAGGACGTCAGCGTCTACCACTACCGGGTTGTGTTCAAGCCGCAGACAATCATTCCGGACATAGATTTCAGGGGTGATCTGGATGAGCTGGTGCAATGACCCTAGAGACCATCCGCAAAAACCAGCCAGACAAATCCGACTTCCTCATCACCTGCGACCACCAGGGCTGCAAGGCCGCGCTCGACGCCATGGACCGGACATTCTTCCAGGCAACCCAGTTCATCCGGGCGAAGGGCTGGCAGGCGCGGAAAGAGCGCGGCACGTGGTTTCACTACTGCCCAGAGCACCGCATCATGAACGGACAAAAGTTATCAAAATGAGCGAAAGAAAATGGCCCGGCCAGCGCGCCGGATGGTGCATTCATTACCGCGCTTCACCGGCTTTTCACATGAAAGACAAACCGTGGATTTGTGGCGCGGGCGTGGATATCGATGAAGCTTGGGCTGGCGTCAGCCACAGCAAGCAGCCCTGCTTTCTGGATGATAGAGGAAACTCAAAACCCGATGCGGTGCCATGCGCGCAGTTACGCCGTCCAACGCCGGAAGAGATTGCCGAATACGAAGCATGGCGCACCGGACGAATGGAAAAGCTCACCACCGTCTTGCGTGGCATCGCCGATTGGCGCGCGACGCACAAGGGAAATTCTCATTACGAAATCGTCGAATGTCCGGCATGCAAGGGACGCTTGCACCTGTCGATAACCGCATGCAATGGCCACGTCCACGGCCAATGCGAAACGCCCGACTGCGTTGCATGGATGGAATAAAATGAAAAACTCTGAATTCCTCGCACAAGTCGTCATGGCGGTGACGGAATCGCGCCGCATCCGGCCCGGCAGCAATGGCAATTACAGGGATCTGCACAACGCCTTCATGGGCATGGCGCAGGCGATGGCATGGCAGCCGCCCGAGAAGGTGCGCCGCCACGCCGTGCGGATTGCCGTCGCCGCCATGCGGATCGCAATGGATGGCTGCGACAGCATTGAGGCGCATCGCAAGAAGCATGGGCTGGATCCGCTCGCGCCGGATGCAATCAGGTTTACCGAGGACGCGCAATGAAGCAGTCCCGCGCACAGATCTGGAACGAAGCCATCAGAGCGGCGGCCAAGGTCACCGAAACGCCGGACCGTGGCGGCCGTGAATGGGTACCCGGCAGTCTGTGGGAAGCCATCAGGATCGATACGGCCCGCGATATTCTCAAGCTTCTGATCGACGAGGAAAGCGAGACGCAATGACCGTCTATGTCGACGACATGTATCTCACCGAGATGGGCCATTATGGCCGCATGCGCATGTCGCACATGATCGCCGACACAGACGACGAGCTGCACGCGATGGCCGACCGTATCGGCGTCGCCCGCCGCTGGTTTCAGGACAAGAGCAGCGGCCCGCATTACGACATTGCGATGAGCAAGCGAGCGCTCGCCATAAAGTATGGCGCCGTCAAAATTACCTTGAAGCAATGCGGCTATATGAACGCCATTCGGCGAAAGACCGGCAAGCTCGGTGAGCCGGAAACCTGCAAAGAAGTTTGGTTCAGGCTTTGGAAAAATGAGCAGTCTGCATAAGGCCACCGGCAACGCCTTGCCGAACTCGCTACCGCCGCGCGGGCTCGCCCGTGAAACCGCGGCGGCTTACATTGGCGTTGGCGTCAGGCTCTTTGATGTTATGGTGGCCGATGGCCGTATGCCCAAACCGAAAATCATCAACAGAAGACGGGTTTGGGACCGGGTCAAACTGGACATGGCTTTTGCAGCGTTGCCGGGCGATGACCAGGAAGAAACGACAAACATATGGGACGAACTGAACTGAGGGAACAAGATGGCACGCGTCAAGCTCAAATACGTGACCAGCGACCGCGACCGGCACGGAAACGTGCGCTTCTACTTTCGCCGGCGCGGCATGGCTCGCAAATTCCGCCTGCCCGGCCTACCGGGATCTGAAGACTTCATGGCGGCCTATCGCGCCGCGCTCGCCGGCTCGCCTGCCCCTGCCACCGAAGACACGCCGGCGCGACCGCCTGTCATCAAAGGCACGGACTCATTCGAATGGCTCTGCGATCGCTACCGGCGCAGCCCGGAATTCACGAACAATCTGACCGAGGTAACCCAGACACGCCGCGCGCAGATGCTGACTTCGATCTGCGCCGAGCCGCTAAGCGACGCCAGGCCGGTGCCGATCGGTCGCCTGCCCTACGATCAGATCACTGCGAAAGCCATCCGACGCCTGCGCGACCGCCGCGCGGATCGCCCGAACGGCGCGAACAACATGATGAAGGCGCTCAAGGTGCTGATGAAATGGGCCGTCGAAGCTGATTATCTCGACCACAACCCGGCCAAGGATGTGCCGCTCATCGAGGTGCACAGCGAGGGCTATCACACCTGGACGGTGGATGAGGTCCGTCAGTTCGAGGCCCGGCACCCAGTCGGGAGCAAGGCGCGGCTGGCGCTTGCGCTAATGCTCTACACCGGCCAGCGCCGCTCGGATATCATCCGGTTCGGACGTCAGCATGTTCGCGGCGATATCCTGACCTTCACGCAGGCCAAGAACAAGGCGCGCAAGCCGGTCACCCTGACGCTTAATATACTGCCGCCGCTGGCCAGGATCATCGAGGCGACGCCGAGCAGCAATCTTACATTTCTGGAGACCGCGCACGGCCGCCCATTCACTGGCAACGGCATTGGAAACAAGTTCCGCGAATGGTGCGATCAGGCGGGTTTACCGCACTGCACGGCTCACGGATTACGTAAAGCTGGCGCAACGATCGCCGCCGAACGCGGTGCGACGGAAAAGCAACTCATGGCGATTTTCGGCTGGTCGACACTTGCGCAGGTTCAGAATTATACGCGGCGCGCAAGCCAGGCGAAACTGGCCGCGGGCGCGATGCATTATCTCGACTTCGACGAGAACGAAACAGAGACAAATGTGTCCCACCGGAAAAGGCAGGTTGAGAGTGGTGGGACAATTAGCGCGAAAACCGCTTTAAAATCAGGTTCTTAATTTTGCGGTTCGAGCCCTGCCGCGATCGCCATTCGCCAATAAAATCAATAACTTAGCAACAAGTGGGACACAAAAACCGTGCATTGATTTCACGGGTTTTTTCCGGTTTGTGTCCCACTTTTTCAGCGTCAGATTTTTCCTGATTTTCTGCAATCTCAAGTAGAAATCGGAAAACCGGCCGATCTGACGCATTCGTTGCGCCGGCCATGCGCTACCGGAACGCCGCGCGAACACGCCAGCCGCAACAGATCTCACAAAAAAATATCCACAAGCCCGTCGATGATGATTCCAAAGCGAAAAAGCACGATCCGTGCGATGCACAATTGCGTGTACGCAAAAAAACTAGTTGCACAATACGTACAATTAATTTTACTAAAAATGCACATTTCACGGGATATCATCATGCTTCAAAATCATTCCGCATACACGATGACGCGCATTTGCCTTGGGGTTTGCACACGTCAGCGTCCCATCCTGCTTTCGCAATGCCTGGACTCGATTCAGGATCTCGACATTCCCGACCAATCCGGTCTGATGATCGTCATCGTCGACAATGACGACACGGCCAGCGCCCGCGGGCTCGTCGAAGGCTTTCAGCGAGAAAATCCAAATCTTGCCGTTTTCTATCTTCACGAGCCGCGCCGGGGCATCGCACTTGCACGCAACGCCATCCTGCGATTTGCACAGCAGCACCTCAGCGACTGGATCGTGATGCTCGACGACGATCAGCGCGTGCCCTCGTCCTGGCTACTCGATCTGTTCGCGGCGCAATTCAAGACCGGCGCGGAAGTCGTCAAGTCATCCGTGACCTATCACTATCCTGATCCGCTGCCGCGCTGGGCGTTCCCGAAAGGCAGGCCGCACAAATGGCAGCTCAATGCCGAGATGGCGGCAACCAATGGTGTGCTGTTTTCCGGCGCACTGATCGACCCGCACGATTTCGGTCTGCGGTTCCGTGAAGCCTACAATCTGAGCTGCGGCGAGGATCGCGATTTTTTCAAGAGTGCGAGCATGGCCGGCGCGCTGATCGTCCACACGCCTGATGCCGTCGCCTATGAGATGATGCCGCCCTCCAAGCTGACATTCACGACGCAGGTGCGCCGGCAGTTTCACGAAGAATGGGTGAACACGCAGCAGGACATGCGTTTTCATGGCGCGTCCAGAACGATCCTGCGCAAGAGCTGCAAGGCAGCGCAAATGATCCTGCATGGCGCTATCCTGACGCTGCTCTCGCCGCTCAGCGCACTGTTCAGCCCAAGGCGCGGCCGCAAGCAGCTGTTGAAGGGCGCAAAGCGGTTTGCCAAGGCGTTCGGACTGATTACCGGCCTCGTTTCCAGCGCAAGACCTGCGCCTTATCAGAACGTACACGGATATTAAGAGGTTGCGCTCGTCATCTCGCGCCCACCCAGCGCGTCGCCCGGCGAGTGCATGCGCCCCGCAGCGTTGTTTCCTTCCGCTGCGGGGCTGAAATCCTGACGTTGAGATCAGCGTTGGGTGAAGGCCGCAAGAGGTGCTCGCTCGTATCTCTTGCGGCCTGAAAGTAGCGATGAAGCACAAGAACAAGACAAGCGGGGTGTTCTTCATCGTGTAGCCGGGCCGGGCCATGTGATTCCCCCGGTCCGGCTACATTAAGCAGAAAAACATTACGAAAATGCGACCATGTTGACAAAACCAGAATCCGAACCGCTCGCCATCAAAACCGGCAACCGGCTGCGCGAGATCCGCATCGCCAAGTGCATCACCATGAAGCCGCTGGCCGAGCAGCTGGGCACATCCGTGCAGACCGTCAGCCGTCTGGAAAAAGGCGGAATGACGCTGAGCGTGGAATGGATCGAGAAGTTCTGCGCAGCGCTAGACATCCATCCCGGCGTGCTGTTCGTCGATGACGCTTTCAGGCAGCAAGTTGAGCACGACAGAATCTGCAGCGAGGTTCTGACGCTGCAATTTCAGATGCAGCGCGCCACCGGGCGCATGGCCGAGTTTCTCAAAACGAACGGATGGCCAAGTTGAGACACGGCGGCTCGCTTTGCTTCTGGGTGATCTTCGCGACGCCGCGGGACTTCCCCGATCACATCGTCATGCGCCGGCAGTATGCGGACTTTCCCAGCGGCGTGACACATGCCCCGATCGCCTGCCTGTACGAAAACATCGACCAGGCCCGGCGCGATGTGCCTTGCGGCCTGCATTGCCTGCCGCGCAGTCCTGCCGATGATCCGGTGATTATCGAGAGTTGGCTATAAATTGGTTCATTGAAAAGGAAAAAGCATGAAAACGATGCAAGACGTATTAAGCGACATGATCGCACGCGAACTGCTCAATAGCGGCAAGCTTGTGAATGGAGGGTGGGAAATTTTTGACCGTTTCATTCTGGATCCCACCGCACCGGCAATCCAGCGCGATGAGATGCGCAAGGCGTTTTTCGCCGGAGCGCAACACGTTTTCATGTGTCTCCACGCCGGTCTTGATCCGGATGAAGAGCCAACCGAAAACGACATGAAGCGTATGGATCTGCTCGAGACCGAGCTGACCCAATTCGGGGAAAGCTTCGCTGCAGAAATTGCGGCGAAAGAATCCAAGAGTCACTGATGCGAAACTGCGGCGACTGCCAACTCTGCTGCCGCCTGTTGCCGGTCAAGTCGATCGGCAAGAAAGCGGGTACGCGCTGCATCCATCAGAAGCACGGCAAGGGATGCAAGATCTATGAGCGCCGGCCGAGCTGCTGCCGTCTGTGGTCGTGCGCCTGGCTGACAGGGAACGACACGACTGATCTGCGCCGTCCGGACCGCGCGCATTACGTCATCGACTGCATGCCGGAATTCATCAAGCTCAGCGACGACGCGACCGGCGAAATTCACAAAGTTCCCGTCGTGCAGATCTGGATCGATCCGCGCTATCCGAATGCGCATGAGGATCCGGCATTGCGCCGTTTTCTGTTGCGGCGCGGTGCCGAAGGCGTTCTCGGCGTCATACGCTCAAGCGACGAAGACGGCTTTGTGATCTGCCCGCCGAATATGTCCGATGACGGACAATGGCATATCAAGGCGGGGCAATCCGAGGAAGCTCATTCGGTCGAGGAAATATTCGACGTACTGGAAAGGGGACACGTATGACACTGATCAAGGATCTCGGCGACGTCATCGCCAAAGAGACGAACACCAATCTTTGCGCGCACCATCGGATCACGGTCGCCCAGGCTATCGTGAAATGGCTGACCGATTCCTTGTTTGCCGAGCATCGGGATCAGATCCTTATCGACATCGATATCATCTTGCTACGGATCGAAGGCAGCCGATCGAATGGAAGCGACGCCGTGCTGGTTGAGCATGACAGCATGCTGCGAATGATTTCGTGCGTCCATGAGCTCATAGCGGCGAACCACAATGACGCGCACTGATCCAGCCGGATTGCCTCACAGGCCGATCCTGAAACTGAAGCCCTCGCCGAGCTCGGAAAAAGAAAGTCGCCCTGCCTCGCCGGCGCTGCCGCTGACGAAACGTCAATGCGCGATCATGAAGCTGGCAGCTGACGGCGTTCCGCAACGGATAATTGCCCAGCGGCTCGGCATATCGCACCGAACTGTCGAGATGCATGCGCGCCGCCTGCGCAAGCGGCTCGGCGCGACGACGATGGCGCAGGCCATCCTTATCGCCATCAGGCTCAAGCAAATCACCATCGAGGGATGCAATGCTCAAGGAAGTAAAATCGATTGAGAAATCTGCCAAACTTGATCGCGCCGCCTGGCACAAGCCCCTGATCTCGATCGTCATCACGCATTTCAATTATGCGGACCATATCGAGGATGCGATTCTGTCGCTACTCGATCAGACGTATCAAAATTGGGAATGCGTCATTGTCGACGATGCGTCGAGCTATGAGCAGCATGCGCGGCTCGTCGCGATCCTCGACAGCATCAACAGCGCAAAAATCCGACTTGTCGAGCATGCAGAGAACCGTGGACAGATCCCGGCATTCTTCACCGGCCTCGACGCCACCAGCGGCGAATTCGTCAGCATGCTCGATCCCGACGATCGCTATGCGAAGACTTTTCTTAATGAAGCGCTTGGCGCACATCTGAACAACACGGTGATGTGTCCGATCGTGTCGACGGATCAGTACCTCGTAAAAAACGACAGCGTGATAGCAATGGTGAACTCGCACCATTTGTTGGAACAATCCCGATGGATAGGCGGGCGCGCCGTCATCGATGGCGAAACAGCCAGCTCGCTTTTTTACACCCCATCTGATCGGCCAGGCTGGCATTGGACAAGCACATCATCGCTGATGATGAGACGTTCAGCCCTGCAGTATCTGAAACCAAACAAAGAGCTGATCACAAAGAACTCGGTTGATGCCTATGTCGCTCAGGGATTGCATCGACTTGGCGGCACGATCTTTCTGGCCAGGCCACTTGTTTACCGCACCCTCCACGACTGCAATGAGTATATTTCCGACACGCTCTTTTCCTCATTGCAGCATCAGGCGAGACCCACCGCCGTCAGCGCAGAGCGTGAGCTCCTGCTCGATGCCATCGATGCCATGAAGCATAACGGCGCGCCCATCCCCTCATGCGCGCTGAAGCCTAAGAAGCCCGGCCTGCTGGCGAAGTGGCGGCGCTCATTCAGCAAGCGTTGGCAAAAGCTCTTCGGGAAAAGCGCGCGATGACCGAGAAAATGCTGCGCGGCTCCAAGATCCGCATTTTCCCGACAAAGCGCCAGACACGACTTCTGGACCTATGGCGCAAGCGAACGATATCGCTCTGGAACCTGTTGCTCTCGCTCGAACAGGCGGCATATGGCGGCGAGAACACGCGCTCGAAACTCGGCTGGCGTTCGATATGGGCGCGCGTGCTGGAAGAAAACCACGCCAAGACCTATGCCGCATGGGAAAACGGCAAGACCATCCGCGTCGGGAAAAACAAGGGCAAGGTCATCCCGCCATGCGACGGGCCAGCGCCAGAACCGGTCAATCCGGAAGTCCTAGCGAAAATCAATCGCTCGAGCAGTGAGATGAACCCGGAAACCGGCGAACGCCTGCCGGCGAAGCTTTTCATGTGGGATACCGAGCTGCTTGCCATCATGGCGCGGCTGAAACAGGTGCCGCGCACTGAGTGGATTGCCGACCTGCCGTCCCATGCCGCACAGCGCGTCGTGAAAGATCTGATATCTGCCCTGCAGGCCATGCTCCGTGAGCGGCGTAAGCGCGCCAGCGGTGCAGGCGGGCGCGATACAGGCTTTCCGAAATTCAAGAAGAACCGCTACGGCGCAGGCAGCGTCTACTTCGCCAACACGCAGCTCGAATTCGATTTCGAAAATCAGCGCGTGCGATTTCCAAATGGCTGCGGCTGGATGCGATGCGAGTTGCCACGGCACTTGCGCAGTCAGGCGCTCGAAGACCGGTCGAAGATCAAGCTGATGGGCGGCCGCGTCTGGCGTCAAGGCGAGCGCACATATCTGTCCTGCCAGTGGGAAGTGGAAAGACCTGCGGCACTGAAGCCGACAGGACGCACGGCCGGCGTCAAGATCGGCGCGAAGGTGTTGCTCACCACCTATGACGATCGCGGGCAGACACGCGAATATACGATGCCCGAGCCCGACAAGAAGCTGGAAACACTACACCGCGTTGCGGCGAAGAGGCTGTCGCGCTCGATAGAGGCGCAGAAGAAGCGGGAGAAGAGGATCAAAGCAAACGGCTACAGCCAGCGTCGCGAAAAGCGCCTCGTCGCAACAGGCAAGAAGGACAGGCCGTTAAGGCTTCGTCGCACGCCAGGGTTCTACGCATCTGCCGCGCGGCTTGCTGGCTATGAGGCCATCGAGCGCGATCGGCGCGATGGGTTTCTGCACGAACTCACGACAAGCCTTGTCCGCCGGTTCGATGCCATCGCCGTCCAGCGCTTCGAAGTTGCGCGGTTGATGGAAAAGGAATCGACAAAGAAGAAACGCCGCCTGGCGCGAATCGACAATGCGGTTGAGCGCAATGCGACTGCGGAAGATATAAAGAAGCAACGGCCGATGAAGCCGGTCCGCAAGCTGATGCGCCGCGTCGCCATGGCTCGCTGTGGCCAGCTGCTGGAATACAAGTTCAAGGATCTGCGCGGGCCGGACGCCTTTCAGAAAATCGATCCGCATGATGTGAATGCCACGGCGTGCTCTGGCTGCGGAAGCATTCACCCCAAGTGGAAAGAAGCAAGCGGCATCATGCGCTGTCATGAAGTGCTCGCCAGTGGCGAGATTTGCGGAACGGCATTGCCGCGCAACCGCAATGCCGCGCGATTGACGAAGCGGGAACTGGACGTCAGGCGCAAGGCCAAAATCAAGGAGGCAGTCTGATGTTTCGCGGCCGCCTTGGTCTGGAGAAGATTCGCATCCCTTATAATTCGCGGCACGCGCTTGTGTGGCTGGATCGCGGACGCCTGGATGTCGCCGATGGCTGCCTGCGCTTTGTCACGGCTGGTGGCACGCTGGAGGCTGGTGAGTACGAAATTCCGCACGAGGCAATCAGCATGGTGCTGCTCGGGCCGGGATCGAGCGTCACCCATGACGCGTTGCGGATATTGGCCAGCCACGGGACAGCGCTGGCTGCGATCGGCGAAGGCGGTGTCCGGCTCTATACGGCGCCACCGATGATGACGGCGAGCTCAGCGCTCGCGCGACGCCAGGCATCGGCCTGGGCGTCACCCAAAGAACGAATCGCAGTTGCCCGGAAGATGTATGCGCTACGCCTTGGCGAGATCCTGCCGCACCGGGATATAGAAGTCCTGCGCGGCATCGAGGGCGCGCGCGTCAAGAAGGCGTATTGGGAAAAAGCTGAGGAATTCGGAATTGACTGGCGCGGCCGTCGATACGATCGTGCCGATCCACAATCGGCCGACGCTCCAAACCAGGCGATTAATCATGCCTCAAGCGCCGTGCGGTCCGCCGCGGCAATTGCCGTGATGGCGACCGCGACAATCCCGCAGCTGGGCTTTGTCCATGAAGATAGTTCCCAAGCATGGATACTCGATGTTGCCGATCTTTATCGGGATGAGGTCACGCTGAACATCGCGTTCGGCGCGGTGAAGGATGCCGACAAAAATCTCGTTACGCTCGAACGCGCTGTTCGACTTCGCGCTGCGACTGTCTTCGATGAGGAAAATGTGATTCCATCCATGATTGAACGAATCCGCACACTATTGAGCGAGCCATGAGCCATGCCCTGACCGTGATTATCACCCGCGATGTGGAGCCACGCTATCGAGGGTTGCTCAGATCAGCAATGCTTGAGGTCGCGGCAGGCGTCTACATCAGCGCAAGCTTTAATCGCGAAGCACGTGATAGGCTTTGGGAAATAGTATCGCGCTGGCATAAAGCATTGAATCGCGGATCTGTGATTATGATCTGGCGTGATCGCAGTTCTGTTGCCGACATAGGGTTAAAAACACTTGGAAAAACAACAAGAGAATATGCAGAAACCGACGGATTACTATTGACGCGTCTGCGCACATAGAATAATCATTCGCTTACCGCTTCGGCGGTCTAGGGCCGTAGTCCGGCACCGAAGTTAAGCCCGCTGTAAGATCTTCTGGATCGTATGGCTGCCCTTGTAAGACCTGCCACACTTCCAGGCAGGCAGGGGCATCGGAGCCCCCTCTGTCGGCGGAACCTCATTCGTGAGGGTCTACGAGACACGGGGCGTTGAAGGGGGAATCCTTGCGTGTTCTGAACGACCGATCTTTGAAAATCTGGAGATGCGACAGCGACTTAGCTGCTAGAGGTCGCTCTGAGTGCGCGGGGACGGACGGTCAGACCGGCCCCGCTCCCACCACAGCTCATTGGTCGCTCTGAGTGCGCGGGGACGGACGTCTTCCGTGGTGGGATCGATTGCTCGGAACCTAGGTCGCTCTGAGTGCGCGGGGACGGACGTCAAAAGTTCCATCACATCAATGATCTGTCCGGGGTCGCTCTGAGTGCGCGGGGACGGACGGTATTAGAGGCAATTATAGATGAATCAGGAAATGGTCGCTCTGAGTGCGCGGGGACGGACGCTGTCACAACTGCTGACTCCTCCCCGCATACCCGGTCGCTCTGAGTGCGCGGGGACGGACGCTGCTCATTCAGAACCTCCTCCCATGTCGGGTAGGTCGCTCTGAGTGCGCGGGGACGGACGTTCCGGGAGGGTCCTTGGCAAATCTCCAACTGGGGTCGCTCTGAGTGCGCGGGGACGGACGGCTGTAGCGTAATCGTAGTGCTAGGCATCACTCGGTCGCTCTGAGTGCGCGGGGACGGACGATGAACTGCCGAAAGAGCTTGAGATTGCGCGGCGGTCGCTCTGAGTGCGCGGGGACGGACGTAGGCCACGTCTCCCTCTACGCGGCTCATCCGAGGTCGCTCTGAGTGCGCGGGGACGGACGTTTAACGGACATTATTTGCACATAGGTTTCAGTGGTCGCTCTGAGTGCGCGGGGACGGACGTTACGGCAACATCAATCGGCCCGCTCACACTTTGGTCGCTCTGAGTGCGCGGGGACGGACGGCAGGGGAAAGAACACGACGCCGAAGGCGCTCGTGCAGTCTTGATGCGCAGGGTGGACGAATAACGGGCAATGCGCAGGCTATTGCAGCTTGCACAGCGCATCCCAGGCAGCGTTGTGCTCGCGGATCTTTTTCACCAGTTCCGGCCGATCCAGTTTCTGAGAATACAGGATAGGCTCGAAAGCTTCGCAGGCCGTGTCGACAACAGATTGTTGTGTTGGTTGCTCACAGAGAATCCCCTTGCTGACGCCGAACACCTGCAGATCAAATATACAAACCCGCGACTCAGCCGCATCAGTCGATGTTGTATGGATCATCAGGATCAGGCTCGCTATCAGCAGCACGCTTGCGCGCCGCGCGCGCTTCCTGAATGCGATCATTTGAAATCTGTAACCCTTCAAGGATTGCCTTCGCCTCGCCAGCCGCAATCAGCTCACGCTCGCGTAGAAACGTCACGACGATCGTGACGGCCTGCAGCGTGAGCGCGATCAGCTTTAGCCAGGTCATGCAGAGCGATCACGGTTCCAGACCCACCACCAAACAAACGCGCCAATCCCGAGCACGCCACTGATTACGCCCTGATAGAGCTCACCATCCGCAACGCTTTCGCCGAACAGATAACCGCCGATGGCATAAAGGACGATCCGGACCAACTGCTGTATGCTGTCCCAAGTCATGATGACTCCTTTGGTTTAAAGCTGCGCACACTGAACGTGCATCCAGTCGTAATTTGCGACTCGCCCCAAGCTTACCCAGCCCTCAGCTTCCCAGATTTCCCAGAACGGCACGGCGTCAGGCTGACCAAGCCGCGCCTGGTCGCGCCCCCACTTGAGCTGATTGCGCTGATCGTCAAAGTCGATTGCAATGCCCCAGGAATGCGTCGACCAGGTCGAGCCGCCGCGCTTCTTGCGAGGCGCGCTAAGGCATCCGCTGAAAATATCGAGGCCGAGATCCGCGCGCTGCTTTTCGTCGAACGTTTCTGCGATGCGTTTGAAGCAGCGCGCCGCGCTGGCGTGACACTTTTTATGAATTGAAAAGCGCGTGATCTGCTCATCGAGATCCCAGGCCAGTCGCATCGGATAGGGAAGGTCGAGCGACTTCAGGTGCTTGCCCATTGCGCCGTAGAATGCAGGCACTGCGGATTCGTGCGGCCATGGGCCATCTTTTGGATAAAGCGGCTGAACCGGCTCGGCCTGCCGATCCTCGATGACGCCATCCGGCCACAAGATGTCGTCGACATCATTCGAGCCCGCTGTGAGCTTGTGCCAGTCCTGCGCTTCGTGAATCGCGGCCCGCGTGCGGTTGCCGAGGATGCCGTCAGCCGGGCCCGGATCGAAACCGAGCTCGGCGAGGCGCAATTGAACTTTGTGAGTCCAGGTCGTCACATTTGCTATCCCCAACGTAAGAAGGATATTCGCTTACGCATTGGATAGCAGATTGCACACTATCGTGCAATGTCGTGCGAGGCGCGCGAGCTAGCGTGCAATTTTCTCCCGGCCCTTCCGCGTGCTCGGCGGCCGATCGCTCTCATCGATAAACTTGTCCACCGCCGAAATGATCAGCTGCGTCAATGACGGCTTGATCGGCTGCTGACCGATCCATTCATCAACCCGATCGCGCCATTCCCTGTCGACGCGCAGATTGATCGCCACTTTTTTCTCATCTTGTTTCATGCCCGAACGATGAAAGAAAACTAAATAAAAGTAAAGATGAGCGTCGTTCACGAAAACGTGAACGGAAATCCCTTTCTTTTTGCTCTTTCTTTGCTTTATTTGTAAAGATTTATCTTTAAAGTGCTTTACATATTCGTCAGTACACGCTATATTCTAATCATAGACAGGGCGACGGGATAGCCCAGACCTACCAAGCCATAGACCCAAGCGGAGGCGGTAGACAGACCCGAAAGACCGAGGGGACAGGAAGGAACCTGAAGCTCGGGAGGACAACAAAGGAGAAGACGATGACTAAGGAAGACATGCTTTTGAAGACGCTGACCCGCATCGAGAAGAAATTCGGTGACCTACACGACACCAGCCTGGCCCGAATGTACGAGGAGGGGCTCGACGCCCTGAGAACGAACGACGATCACAGGAAATGGATGGCGGCCGAAGGGCTGATCGAATGGGAAAAGCATCACCTCTACGGAGCATAGCGAAACCTAGCCTGGGAGCAATCCCCGGCGACGGTCGACCAAGCGTGGCGGCTTGGTCCTGATGAGCAGCCAAGGGAGACGACAATGGAACTCACACCTCGCCAGCAGGAAATCAGCAACCGCATCGCAGACGCAAAGCAGCACTGTGACGACGGCCTGATTACCGAAATCGAGATGAAGATGAAAATTGCAGAGATCAAGCGGCAAGCGTTTCACAGCTTCGCGGCTGATCTACCCAACATGAAATGAGCGAAACCTAGCCGGAGCGTTACAGCGCTCCGGCGATGGTCGCCAACCGGTCGCGCGGTTGGCCTGATGAGCAAGCGATGGAGAATAAACCATGAAGAAATTTGAAGTCGGCAATACCTATTCAACGCGTTCAGCATGCGATCACGAATGCATCTTCAGCTATACGGTGAAAAAGCGCACGGCGAAATTTCTCTGGCTGGAAAACAAGCGCGGCGAACAAAAGCGGCGCGGTATCTATGCGCATAGCGGCATCGAATACTGCAAGCCCGAAGGCACTTATTCGATGTGCCCGGTGATCTCAGCCGACTGAAAGCGAAACCGGCACCAGAGCGTTACAGCGCCTGGTGCCGGTCGTTTCGGCGTAGTGGCCGAAGCCTGATGAGCAGCCAGACAGTCTCACAAACTCGATGAGCAATCAAGCATGACAACCCACACGATTACCGTGACCAGCGGCGAGCTCGGCGAAATTATTCACGCACTTTACTACCAAGCCGGCGAGCGGCGCAATTTGGCGAATACTTGCGGTGATATTGCACTTCTCGCCAAACAGAAGAATGACTTTCAAGCGGAAGCCGAGCGGCTTGAGGGTTTGGCTTCGAAATTAGCTCGACTGTGAAGAAAAGCAGAGCAGCCGCGCCCGGCGACGGAAACCACCAGGCGCGGCCTAGATGCAATCCTTGAAAAGGAAGGACTACACCATGACTGAAAGATCTAAACCAACGCCGGGGCGCGGGCAATATTTGCTAGCCATCGTTCTCGGCACACTCGCCATCGGTGCCGGCGGCATCTCGCTTTCCATGAACGCGGCGTTCGGCATGAAGACCGGCATCGTGATGGCTGCAATCTTCATCCTGTCGGATGGCGCGAAAATCATCCTGCCCATGGCCGATGCCGCTCTCGGCGGATCCTCAACAAAGCGCCGCCTGGCATACTGGACGGCCGTGCTGATCTCTGTTCTGGCCGCAACGTCCTATCTGCTGGAAACGCAGGCAACTCGCCTCATCCAGTCGGAAAAGGCGTCTGAGACCGCCACGAGCGCACGCACGGACGCGGAACGCATTCGCGGTGAACTGGCCGCGATCAGCGAGAAGCGCAGCCCGGACGCCATCAAGGCAGAGATCGAGGGCCACAAGCAGCACAAGCGGTGGACCTCGACAATCGAATGCACGGACGCGACTCTGCCGGAAAGCCGTGACTACTGCCAGGCATACAATCAGCTCCGCGCTGATCTGGCCACGGCGGAACGGCGCGAACGTCTGGACGTCCAGCTTGCTGGCATCGTCGAGACGGTGCGGGCCACGCCTGCGGAAGCGCTCGGCAGTGCCGACACGATCGCGGCATTGACCGGCGGCGACAAGGCCGAGATTGCGCAGCATGAGGCCATCGTCAAAGCGATCCTGATGCTGATGATCTTGGAAATCATCGCCATGTTCTCAGGCGATGCCGGAAACCTGTTCGTTCGCACATGGCGTGGACGCCGAAAGCTGGCGAAACCAATCCAGAAGGAACCGAAATCTTCCGATACCGGACGGAAGGCAAACGAAATTTCGTCCGAAATTCCGGCGAAATCCTACTGGATGAAGCGCCTGGCAAAAGAGCAGCCTGAGCTTGCTCGCCGCGTCATCAGCGGCGAAATTTCGTGCTACAAAGCATGCATCGAGGCTGGTATCCGGAAGGCTCCCGAAATCGGCAAAGCCAAAACGAAATCGGATTGGACCAAGCCGGAAGCCTATGTGCAGACGAAGGAAGCCGTTGAGGCTTGAGGCCGACAATGACGACGACAGAATAGAGCCCCGCCAGAGCGATCTGAGCGGGGCTTTTTGTTGCCTGCAAATTACGAAGCAGATCCCACCTTCTGCATCAGCAGCGAATGGGCTTCGTTGAAGCCAGTCAAATCCACGCTTATATCGCGAGACCCTTCGGCGAATCTCGTATATCTGACCGCGGCGGTTGAACCCGTCTTGAGGGATTTGACAAGCTTGCCTGCATCAGCGCGATGCTCTGCCGATGTCTTCGCGATAATAAACTCATTGATATTGGTCAAAAAAACAGGCGCCTTGTCGTCAACACGCACGACTGCCTCAGCGGACGGATCATCGTGATGGCCAGCCATAATGTACGGGCCATTTTTATTGATGTAGTAGACCTGAAAAGGTGCTTCCTGTCCGTATGACGTTTTGCCAAAGATTGCAGCATAGCAGCGTCGCGTTGCCAGGACATCATCTTCGGTGCAGTCAACGCGCCAGCCAGATGAAAGTGTCGTCGCTTCGGCGCGCGCTATAAACTCGTTGGTCGATGCCGTCGGTGCGCAGCCGGTTAACAGCCCAAAAGCTACAAGCGTCAAAACCTGTTTCATTCGCCTCCCCACTGGCGTCGCCTTTTATTTTTCTACGCGTTCATCACTCGCTCTCGCGTCCACATACTCACGCAGTATGCGGACAATCATATTTGCCATAGGCCGATCTTCCTCGCTGGCGATCTTCCGGAGGCTCTCTTTCAATTCGTGATCGACACGAATGTTAATTGGATAAAGCTTCTTCTGCATACACGCACTTTAATAATACCGGATTGACAGCCGCAAGCGCCTTTGTGTAGCGTGATGAGTGTTAAATTAGTGGTGTTGTAGTGTTAATATAGTTGTGGGAGTTCATTAAAATGGAAGAGCGCAAAAGCCTCTCCGAAGTGCTGTTGATTGCCAAAGACGAAAAAGGCGAGGCACGCGTCATCAACCTATCAGGCCTGACGATTGAGCTCGTAATCCCGGCACCCAAAGCCGACGGCGGGACCGCCGACCTCAAGCGCCGCCTGGCCGAAGCCGTCGAGGGGCTGGAATTCTACGCAGATCCCAAGAGCCACGCACAGCGTGGACGCAATCGTTCGAAGGTGCATGCGGACAAGGGGGATCTGGCGCGGGATACGTTGGCGGCGATTAGGGAAGCAGGCGCTAGCGGTTAGATCGCCTCATGCCCGAGGATGGCCCCCGCGCCGGACCGGGAGATGCGCCGTGTCATCACGATTTTCCCCAACCGTTAAAATTTTCACGAAATAAGATTGATCCAGCGCGCGCGAGTCGCTTAGTCTGACATCACCATTTCTGCCCAGAAATAGGTAACGCAAGGCCCGTTCCTCTATACCCAACCAGAGGAGCGGGCTTTCAACATGGAAGGTTACGCATTCCCCACTTCCATATAAAACGAAACCAGCGTGTTTTCGCCGCCCTCGTCCACCATATCAACTGCCGTATCTGCGGGCGATGAATTGTAAATCTTGTAAGCCAAGTACGCTAAACCAGAAATACCGTTTATTTCACCGTCTTTTGCGGGATTGAACGTTCTAGGACTGATGCCACCGCCTGAGCCATATGCCCCTATCACCAAAAGAGGGACCGCTCCCCCTGATGCCGCAACATTCTGTGAAGTTGGATCACCGCCCGTCAGTTGCTGATTAAGTCCTGCCACATTGACCGATGTCGCCGGAGCATTGCCGCGAAACACATAAAGCATCTTCGCGACGTATTCATCATCAGGCATCCCCGACAACGATGCAGAAGCTTCTGAACCGTCAGCAATCTTGTAACTGACTACTGATCTCGCAATACTTCCGCCAAGATTTACGATAGTTGTAAAACCGGAAGGTATCGCAGCGGCAGGCGGCCCCCCACTGCTGACATATGCGAAATCATGCAGGATCAAAATATCACCTGCCTGTATACTTGCCGGCCCGGTGATGGTTTGACTAAAATTGGAAACTTGGGATGCCTGGAGAGACAGCGTCGTCAACGGCACGAACGAAACTCGCCTCGCCCCAAACCCCACAAGCTGATTCACCTTAAACATGATCAATCATCCGTGTTGGCATCGGTGGTGTAGAAAAGCTTTACGCCATGAAGATAAGCATCAACAGCAAGAGTATCGCTTCCATCGGAAGGCAGGCGGAATCCCCTGAATACGACAAGATCACCTTCCGCTGGTGTGCCTATTATCGTTCCCGCACCGCTTTCTGGGGAAATATAAAGATTGTCCTCAGTTCCACCTGTATCTGAGACGCCATTACCGCCACCATTGCTACCTGTTAAATCTTCGTCATTACTGACTGCCTTCGCCTGTATATTCCAACGCACTCCGAAATTCGTTGTCGTTGCCGGATGGCTCCAATAAACTTGAAAAGTGAACGTTCCGTTGTTCCATCCCTTTGGCATGGCAATAATAAAGCTGAACATCTGAATGGTTGATGGATCGAATGCACCGACATTTTGCGCAATCTCATTGCCATAACCGAAACTGACTTCATCGGCATTCGGTGTAACCATCGCCCCCCAAGGAATCCATATCGTCTGCTTGCCCGCACCGATAGACGAGGCCGCGACGCGCTTGGGGTTATTGGCGTCTGATGCATCTTGAATAGGGATCAGGTCACCCGGTGCTGCCGCAACTTGCGCCTCATCTCCTGCAAACAAGCCATCCGCGCCGGAACGCGCAAATACGAACCCGAAAACCGCGCCGGCAACGAACGTCTCTGCCGCGCTCGCGCTCAGCACCGTCACCGGAATTGCGTAATACCCTGGCGGCGAGCCGTCCGGCGTCAAACTACCCGTGACGCGAGCGACAAGCACGGCCGCGTTGTCGGTCGAGCGCAGCGTGAGGATGCCCCGTTCCGAAGTATCGCCGCCATCATCGAGCGTCTCCAGCCATCCCGCCTGCGCAACACCGTCCTTGTCCTGCTCGTCGATGTAGATCGCCGTGGCGCTAGCCGGATCGGCGTTGTTAAACCGGAACAAACCCGCGCCGGGATCGGCGTCCGCCGTCTCGCTGGCAAACAGCCAGGACGCACCCACCGGCGGCGAGTCCTGTTCCTGCGCCAAGCCAATCCCGACATACCGCCAGACACGCTCAAAGCCGCCCTTGGTCGCCGTAATGCGATAAGCCCCGCCAGCAGCATGGAAGGCCGCAAAGCCCTCGCTGTCGGCTGTGATGGGATTGCCTGTCGGCACAAGGCCGTCACGGTCGGAAAAGAGCGATGCAAGCGGAGATCCCGCCACCTCACGCCGCACTGTGACGCTCGCGCCGTCCTGAATATTCCCGGCCTCATCCACTATTGTTGCCTGCCAACGAGCCAAAGTCATCGTTCAAAATCTCCAATCATGCCGGCGATCCTTCCGCTTCGCGCCAGATGATCACGATGATGCCGTTAGCACCGTCGCCACCGGACGCATCGTTGCCACCGCCGCCACCGCCGCCGTAATCGCCGCCATTAGCGCCGTCGCTGTCATCGCCACCGCCGCCACCGCCGCCGCCGGGACCGGCTGAGACAATCGGCGAAACTGTCTGCGTCCATAGCTGTTCGCCATTGCCGCCCGGTGAGCCGTTCTGCCCCACGTTGCCACCGCGGCCGCCGCCACCTTCCTGCCCCGATGGCGTTGTCTCGTTCCCGCCGCCAAAGTCAAACCGGTTATTGCCGCCGTCCTGCTGATTATTTCCGACACTGTCGCCACCATCAGCACCGCCGCCGCCCATGCCGTTATCAGTGCTGACGCTGGCTCCATGACCGCCATTGCCGCCGTCGCCATTCGGGCCGCCCGCGCCTCCGCCACCCCCGCCGCCCGCGCGTGTCTCACCTCGCGGCGCGCCATTGCCGCCATTGCCGCCGGAATTGCGGAGATCACCGATGCCGCTTGATGCCTGCCCACCAGTGCCGCCGCCTGTCCTGCCTACGCCGCCCAGGCCGCCGCGCGCGCCGACAAGAGCGCTGCCGAACGACGCCGCGCCAAACCATGTGTCCTCGCCATTGCCAGCGCCAAAAAAGCTGCCACCATTGCCGCGCAAACCGACGCGATAGGAAATCGACGGCATAGGAGATGCCGCGAGCGCAAGGTTCGTTGATCGCGAGAACGCCCCGCCGCCGCCGCCCTTGCCGCCATCGCCGCTGCCGCGATCGCCGCCACCTCCAGCGCCAAGGCAACTGACTGAGTTGTCAGCATCGTTCCACGTGTCCGGCACCTGCCACGAAAGCACGCTGCCGGTCTGCGTCAGGAACACCACATTGACCAGCGACACGACGCCCGAGGCGAGCATTTCCTCGGCCTCGACATAGACCCGATCCGGCTCAAGCCGAACATGCGTGATCTGGATCGACACCGGCACCTCGACGCCGGTTTCATCCTGGCTGCCCCACCATTGCAATTGATAGCCGCCCGCCGGCGTGATCGCCACGTCGCGGAACACTTCGAAAGCAAACGAGCGCGGCGGATCGCGGAAGCGGCTGAGCTGGATCGAATTGAGCCGCGTTGCCGCCGTCTCGGTCTCGATCCATCGGGATTCGATCTTGCGGATTTCCGCAGAGCCGTATTCGGTCTCGCGCTCAAGATCGACATCCGCGAGCACCGCGCGAAAATTGTCCTCATTGGCCGCGCTGTCGGTCGGATCGCGCTGGCCGTAATAGCTCCAGATCTGGCTGATGCGTTTGGCCGGCTGTTCCTTGACCTTCAGCGAGTCCTCAAGAATCCGGTCATGGCCGAACGTCTGCGTGTCCGTCGAGATCTCGCGCAGTACATTGAGCCGCAAGCGTTGCGCCCGGTCGTCCCACCAGACCGCAAGCGCCGCCTCCTCGATCAGACCGGAAACCAGCTTGTGCACGCTGGTCGGCTCGGTGATCGTGCGCGCGTAAATCACGCCGAGAAAATCCTCGGTCTCCTGCTGCCAGTCCGCAAGATTGATGTACTCGGCAGGGACGCCGGCGTAATTGGTCAGCAGATCGTGAATGATGTCCGCCGCGTCATCGCCCGTATAGCGCAGGACGAGCTGCACGCGGTCGCCGGCGTCATGGCCTTGCGCCACCGTGCCGAATTGCGCCCGGGTGATCGTCAGAACGTCCGCCGAGCGCGCGAAGGCAACCACCTCCTTACCACCGAGACAGACCCACCCGGACGCCGGATATTCTTCGTCGCCGATACCGGCCGGGCTGAGCGTCAGAGATCCGGCCGCATTGTCGATCGAGCCGGCCAGCGAGCCGTTCGACAACGCCGGAGCCTGCGCGCGGTCCTCATCGGCCAGCTTCAGAATGTCCTTGGCCTCGATCGTATAGACGCCTTTGAAGTCCGGCCCGTCTGTATTCTCGATCACATAATAACGCGTATCCATCTGCTCGATGGTCTGCCCGACCTGGCCACGGATCAGGCGCAGCTCGCGCCCGCGCAGCTTCGTCCCGTAGCGGCCGCGCCACTTGCCGAAAAACGTCCCCTGGTCGAATGGCTCACCGTTAAAGATGTGCCGGTGATCACGCAGCGAGATCCGGAGCGATGCACGCTCGCCGAGATCCTTGCCAAGCGAGATCCGCGCCGGCGTGAAGCTGACAGAGTCGATCGACGGGATGGCGTCGATATCCGCGGGCAGGTAATCGGTCGGCATGGCAAAGCGCCAAGTCTCGATCGCTTCCGGCGACTCCGTCACGAAGGACGGAATGTCGATCTCGATGTAAGTGAGCGCCTTGGTCATGTGACGCCTTCAACATCCATCGAGAAACTCATCATGCCGTTGGGCAATTGATTTTCCGGACGCGGATCGTTCGTCGTCCAGACGAACCCCACCTCGTATGGATAGGCAGACGGCCGCCATGCAAAGAAGAAGGGGATTTCCTGCGCCGCCACCCGGAACGGTTCCAGATAGGTGCGATACCAAGCCGGAGTGAGATTTTGCAGAGCGACTTTCGTCATGGTCTTGCGGCTAAGCACTATGCGCCCAAGAAAATCACCGGCGATGCTGCGATGGTTGGCCACGCTAAGCTGTTCGCCGTAATTGACGGGCGTGTGGCCGACATAGATGCGCCGCTGCAGGACGAGCAGCGTCCCGCAATAGATAACGGCCGCGCGCGGTGCCGCCGTTCCCGGCTGCATCCTGATACGAATTGATGTGATGGCTTGCGGCGTGAAGCGGAACAGCAGCGGCCCGTCATTGGGGGGGATGACCGGCGCGACGATCTCGGTCCAGCTTTCCGGGCTGCCTTCGTCGAGCGTCTCGATTGAAACGGCGATCTGCGCCGAATAGAAATTGTGGCGCGCCACCGCGAGGTAATCGACAAGCTCCGCAGTATCGAGCGCAAAGGTCAGATAGTCGTCCACCGCCGGCGATGCGTCCGCGCCCTGCCAGCGTAGCGCCGTCGACGGGTTGGCGACATTCGAAGCCGGATTGTCATCTGTCTCGCTCGTGGCCGTGACATTCGAGCTGGTGACGAGATTATTGTAACCGATGAGGGGATTGTCGGCATTTATGATCCCGCCGCCGGAAACGCTGTCTGAAAGGACAAGGCTGCCAGATATAACGATGCTCATGCTAGGCGGCTCTTACAATGAGCTGCGCGCCGTCTGCCGTCGCATCGTTGATCCGATCGATCAGGCCGCGCACCTGGTCGCGGCTGTAGGTTTGACCGTGCAGATTGATAGTCGTCATCTGTTGCGGCGCGGCTGGCTGGCTGGCCGCTGGAGCTGCACCGGCAGGGGCGCCGCCTCCACCGCCGCCCTTGTTCGTGCTTCTGATCGCGGCAACCTGCGCAAGCCCTGCAGCGCCCACAGCTGCGGCGGCAGCGAAGTTGAACGGCGGCGGATAAGCAGCCAACGCTTTGGTGACGCCTTCGGCTGTGTTGATGATGGCCTGTGCGATAGCAAATGCCTTGCTTTCGCCAAACACTTGCGAGAGCGAGCCGGCAATATCGGACGCCATGCCAAGGTACGCGCCCGCGGAAACGAGAGTCGCTCTTTGCATTGCCGAGCCGAACTGCTCCGCGGAAATCTTGCTTTGGTCAAGCGCTGCCTGCAGCGCCTCTTGCTGCGATAACATTATCTCGTGCGGCGAACGGAGCGCCTCCGCCAAATGCAAGCCCGTATTTCCGAGTTGCTCGTACTCCTGCATGAGTGCACGGAGGGCCGCCTTAGCTTCAGCAGCCTGACGCTTGGACTCCGTACCCAAATCGATGACAGGCTTGATCATGCCGGTCTCGATAGTCGTCTCCCACCCCTTCAGAAGTAGCGCACCCTCAAGCTCCGTCTTGCGCGCTTTTAACTCGGTCATCCGTCCCAACAGGCCGTCCATCTCTTTATTCACACGCTGAAGACGAAGCGACTTGAACATACCATCGCCCGCGGCGATTTCCTGCTGTGTCTGAATGACTTCGTTTAAGCTTCTATTTACTTCATCCAGCTCCTTATTAACGCTATTGAATTCATGCGTCAGACTTGCTTGGGACCGATCCTCCAACGCAGACATTGCATCCGTGAGCGCTATAACCCCGGCCGTCAGACTGGCAACCGCCAAGACCGCCAGCGATAGCGGCCCGGCCATCGTTCCGATCACGGCAACAAACACGCCAACGCCGGCCGCCACTGCCGCGAGCGCAACCGTCACGCCACCGAAAACGACAATGCTGGTTCGCATCTCCGGAGAAAGTGCGCTGAACTCTTCGGACAGAGACTTTATTGCCTTCGCGGCAGGTACGATGACCGGCGTGATTGCTTCGCCGATCGCCTCCATCGTATCGCCCCAGGCGTTGTTCATTTGATCAAGCGCGCCCTGCGTCGTGTCCGCCATAGCCTCAGCGGCCTCGCCGTAGAAATGCTCGATCTCCTGCAGGATGACGCCCTGCGCTTCCATCACCTTGCCGGACTCAACCAGCGTTCTGATTTGCTGCTTTTGCTGTTCAGTGAACGCGATGCCGACTCGTGACAGCGCCGTGATCCCCTTGATCGGATCGTTGAGCGCCTTGCCGAGCTGGATCGTCGAGGACTGCAAGTCCTGACCGAGCACTGCAGACAGATCAAGCGCAGCCGCCTGCGCACGCTCGAATACAGGCCCAACAACATTTCCGAAAGTCAGAAGATTGTTGGTGACTTTCTTGAGGATTT